GAATTATAAATACTTTGTAACTATAATTTAAATATACCCCCTAAGTGTCAAAAAACTTATCTATGATAAATGATTGACATGGTGGGGGATTTTTAGTATAATAGGGGGACGGCTATTTTTAGGAGATTGATATGAAGGTTGTACTGCTCACGGCAGCAGCGATGGTTGCGGGAGTCTTTGTTGCCCCGACCGCACAGGCATATATGTGTCTGGATTTAACTACATATAAATATGTGGAGGTTGCAGACTCTATTGAGTGTAGGTCATATAATAATAGGGGTGAGTTTTCTACTCCCGCCCCTGTGCCTGCGGCACCAGAAGAAGATAACGAAATGGTAACGGAACCTGTTACAGAAGAAGATAACGAAATGGTAACAGCAGAGGAGTTGCTGGATGAAGACTATTTTGGATCTAATGAAGTTATTGTAGAACTTACCAATGGTGACCTTGTTACTGGTGAAGTCACCCCCGCCGAAAGAGCACAGTTGGAAGCACTCCCAGAGGTAGCCCTAGTGGAAGACTCCGCACCTGTTTATATCCAGGCAGACAGTTGGGGACTAGATCGTATCAACCAGTCAGACCTTCCCTTGGATGATTATTATGACGGGGGCACCGATGGATCAGGCGTGCGTGTGTATGTCATTGATACAGGCGTTGACTATAGCCTTTCTGAGTTTGCCAATGTAGAGCAAACAGGCTTTGATGCCATTGATGGTGACACATGGGGAGATGGTCGTTTTCTTATTAGGGACGGCAACCCTATGGACTGTCACGGACACGGCACTCACGTTGCGGGTACTGTAGCGGGAACAAACTATGGCGTAGCACCAGGAGCAACCATTGTACCTGTGCGTGTTTTGAGTTGTAGTGGATCAGGTTCTACCCGTGGTGTTATTGAAGGTATTAAGTGGTCTATTGAAGATGCCGCTGGACGACCCGCTGTTATCAATATGTCTTTGGGTGGTAGTTATTCAGCCACAATGAATAGTGCAGTACAAGACGCAGTTGATGCGGGTATCACAGTTGTAGTAGCCGCAGGCAATTCAAATTCATATGCTTCTAGTTATTCACCTGCCTCTGCCTCTAATGCTATTACTGTTGCGTCATCTACCTCTACCGACAGAAAATCTAGTTTCTCTAACTACGGCCCATTGGTAGATATCTGGGCTCCTGGGTCTAGCATTACATCTGTGTGGTACAACGGTGGTACAAGGACTATTAGTGGTACTTCTATGGCTTCCCCTCACGTTGCTGGTGCTGCCGCTGCCTACCTTTCAGAAAATCCAGGCTCCTCTCCTGCCGCTATTGATTCAGCCTTGAAGAGCATGTCTGTTTCTAAGATTAGTGATTCTGAAACTACAAGTCGTTTGCTCCAATGGAATGTTGGAACAGATCCCAACCCAGAACCAGAACCTACTCCCACACCAACACCTACTCCCACACCAGAGCCAGATCCCGTGCCTGCTCCTGCTCCCCCAGCGGCACCTGCTCCTGCTCCCGCACCTCCGTCAGGTGGAGGCGGTGGTAGTGCTCCCGCACCTGCCCCAGCACCAGATCCTATCCTAGAGGTTCCTCCTGTGTGGGTTCCACCAACACCAGAGAATCCTGTTACGATTCAGTCACAGCCAGATAACGAAACGGTACCGACACAACCACGCACCATAGAAAAGGTGGGAAAGAAAACGGTAGTCACATTACAGTTTGATGCAGATGACTACACTTCTGTCCGTACCTACAAATGGAATGCCAAGAAGAAGAAGTGGGAGCGAGTGCGTTACATTGTACGCTTTGATGACGGTGTACAAATGTCCTTCAAAAAGAAGGGCAAGTATAAGGTAATGGGAGTGAATCTCTCAGACAACACAAGAGAAGCATTACTTACCTTCAAAGTCAAGAAGGTGAAGAAATGAGCCAGAATACTTTATTGTGTTCCATTTATGACCTATTTGCAAAGTAATAGTATGGTATAATAAAATCAAATACTTTTCTAGGAGGATTGTTCGTGGGTTGGGATGAAGTAAAAGATGAAAAAGAAGGATATGTAAGAGTACGAAAGGGTAATGACCGTGGTAGTCTTGTTGGTCATATGCGTGACGCAAACGATGATCCTAATGCAAAAGGATATATTGAACTAAATAAAGAAGACCTTGGCGGCATGGGTGATGGAGGATCTGCCCCACACTCCCATCCAGAGTATGTAGGAAAGACACATGCTCACGATGATAAGGCAGACACAACCCACACTCACAACAACTATGCAGACAAGACACACGATCATCCACCACAGGATCTAACCCACAATCACAATGGGGTTTACCAGCCTGCGGGTACTTATGCAGACAAGACACATGCTCACCCTGAGAAGGCTGACACAACCCACACTCACGACACGACTCATAATCACGACGCGGATTACGCACCTGTTCACGATCACCCGTATGCGTCTGACGGTCACGACCACGACGCTGCCTACAAGCATGACCATCCGTATGCGAAGGATGACCACACGCATGACACATCGCATAGCCACGGCAATTACTTTCTCAAAGGTGGCGGGACTGACGATGACGGGAACTCGTTGCCCTTGCCTTACGGGGATGCGTTCACGCTGGGTGAGGCTGTCGATGGGGTCAAGGATGAGAACAGCGAGCAGAATGGTAGGCTAGATGCAGTTGAGGCTCACGGCCACCCTGACCTTGCGACCAAGGAAGATGTTGCGGCTTTGGAAGCGGAGATGGAACTGCTTGCCAAGACCTTGGAGTTCGGTGTATGGCAGGTTACTGATTCCAGTATTCGTCCTGGGAAAGTTAACTTGACCAGTAATGACTTTTCCGCAGTCGATAACATCTTGAATATCCACAACGAGGATACCAACGGTAAGACTCACGGCTGGACTGCTCTTGATGCTGGCTCGTACATTGAGTTAACCCAAGGCTCCTCCTCTGATGGTCGCAGTCTTGCTGACGCTGATTACGCCCTGTATGAGGTGACTAGCGTGATGACAACTGACGACTGGGTTTCTATCACGGTGAAGTTGTATCAGGGTAACGGTGACGGGGTTAATGATGAGTTCTTCCGTATCAAGGTTATTGACCTTGCTGGTACTGACATTAACGACTTGGATTCGCGTTACGCAAAAACGAATCACACGCATGATGACAAGGTTCATCCTGGTAGGCCGTTCAGGTTTACTCCTGGCTTAAATGCCGACGGCGGCTTCCAAACCTTGGATGGTGGAGCACGGATTACCTTCGCCGTAAAAGACTTGAATGGCCTATCAAGGGTTCAGAACTCGTACCCTGATTTCTCTTGGGACGAGCATTGCAAAATAACTGTCTGGCATCGTGATTCTGGCGTTCTCAAGTTCGCGCTTAAAGCGGGAAAAACAACCGACTACAGCGCAGGGCATATTTCGTTCAAGGGTGGAGCGAAACTGTACGACAAGGGACTCGTTACTGGCGAGGTCTATGACATTGTGGTTGAGGGGTATTGGTAATGATTGGTATGGGATTTACGCAAACAACGGGTAAAGAAGGAAACTGGCCCAAGGAAGTAACACACGCACGCATCTGGGATATAGGTGCAACATGGAAGGATATTCATGTTGGCCCTGACCAATACAATTGGGGACGCTTAGACGAAGTAATGGCTAAGATGGAAGGTATGGGTTATAAACACATTACCTATGTTATTGCCGCTACCCCCCGTTGGGCCGCACAAGATCCCAATGCCCCCCATAGTGCTCCTTGGTTAGGCCCAGGCACAAACTCTCTACCAGGAGATCTTAATGCTTCTTGGAAACCATTCGTAGCAAACTTATCACAACGATACAAGGGTCGCATTCACGCATATGAAATTTGGAATGAACCACAACTTGCTGATTTTATGTATCCTTACGATGATAAGAATCGTAACAAACTTGCTCAGATGACTAAAGACGCTTCTCGTATCATTAAGGGTAATGACCCTGCCGCAAAAATTGGGTGTGCGTCAGTATTGCCCAGACCAAGTTCGGGCGGTATGAAGAAGGCCAAGAAATATTTCACAGCACTTAAAAAGAAGGATAGTAAAAACTGGTGCGGCATTGACTTTGTTTCCTGCCACATTTATCCAATGGGCTCCACATCGCAAGGGAAGTTGTGGAAAGAATATCACCAAGACGTAAAGAAGACTATGAAGGATATGGGTTGCCCCACTACAAAACTATGGGTGACCGAAACAGCACTAGGATTACTCTCTGACGGAATCCCACAGGACAAGGTAGAGAAGTATATGCAAACCATTAAAGACTACGTTAAGGGTGGTTTTGTAATGTGGTATGCTTGGGAGCGTCCTGACTTAAAGGGTGCTTGGATTGGCGACGGCACATATGCATGGACAGCAATTAAAAAGAGGTGGAGTTGATGATAAAGATGAGTGATACAAAATTTGATGATGCAGAAGACGAAGAGAACTTCAAGTTGAAAGATATTCAACCTGAACCTTTTGTTGACGCACCTAGTGATGATGAAGGGGTGTCTGAAGATGCGTAGTGTAAAGAAGCAACAGGAATGGGCGAAGGGCCAGATCAAGAACCCTAGCCAAAGTTGGGATGGAATGTGCCAGTCGTTTGCTCGTCAGTCATACGGCATGGGTGGTTTTGGCGGTAGTGCGACTATCGCTTATGGCAACGTTTCGGAAAAATTTAAGCACAAGATTACAAAGTACAGCGACAAGGAATGGTGGTCTTCGATCCCTCAGGGTGCTCTGATTTATTCTGATTCGGGAAAATATGGTCATGCTTGGGTTGCTGCTGGTGACGGTGCTGCTTATTCTAACGACTATAAGCGTAAAGGTAAGATAGATAAGGTTCCTGTAGATCTTCCTGGTTGGAGCAATGTAAAGAAGGCTACTCTTGGTTACATTGACGGCTGCCAGTGGTATGACAAGGACGGCAGCAAGAGATTCGGTTTGTCGTTTGACTTGTGGGACGGCAAGATTCCTCCGTTTGAGAATGTTATGGCAGCGTTTGAGGATCAGTCTCTTGCCAATAAAGCAGTTTGGCGACTTGCTTGCCGATTGCGGGATATTGGATACGGAAAAGGTTCTCCAGTTGCTTATGAGCAAAAGTGGCCTAATAAAAATTATGGTATTTGGTGTGACGCTATGAAGTTGGATAGTAAAAACTTCAGCGAAGTTGAGTTCAATCTAATCTTTGGTGTGTAACGCTACTATTTACCACGCAAATTACACGGCAGACGTTTAATTTACATGCTTATTTCTAACTACCCCTTTTTCGGGGTAGTCAAAAATATGGTATAATAAAGAGTAATATAAATAAATGAGAAGGAGGTTACTGTGAGCGTTTCGGCAAAAGAGTTTGAGAAAGCAATCAACGAATCAGGCATTGCTAAAATCAAGTGGTGGAAAGACTGGGACAAGAACGACTGGAATGGTCGTAAAGGTTGGTCTACTAAGAGTGGAGACCCTCAGGGTTTGCTACTTCATCATAATGGTGGTGCTGCTACTGAGTCTACCAAACCCGAAGACAATAATGATTGCTCTAAAGATGACAATGGTGCTAAATTTGTAAATCGTCATCCTGACTTTAATTCGCCTGCCTCTCAATTCTTTTTGCGGCGTTGCGGTAAGTTAGATGTTAATGCTTACACACAATGCTATCACGCAGGCAAGGGCGATTTCACTGGTACTGATTGGGCAGGTCACAAGATCCCTAAAGACTCGGCTAACGGCTATCTGATGGGCATTGAGATTGCTTCCAAGGGCAAGAAGAATGACTTCACTGAAGCACAATGGGAAACACTAACTAAGTTGGCAATTACTCTCAAAAAACTTTATGGATGGAAAGATCTCTCAAATTTCTACTTCCCAAGGCATAAAGACTGGGCAGGTTCACGGAAAAACGATATTCAGGCTTCGGGAAAATTTGTGCAGGGTAAGTTTGAAGAGTATGGGCAACTTTGGGACGGTAAGGTTCCTCCTTACGATTCAGTTCTTGCTGCTCAGGCAGATCAAACTCTTGCTAATAAGGCAGTTTTTAGGCTCACTAATAGATTGCATGATATTGGCTTTGGTAAAAGTACCCCTGTTGTTTACAAACAGACTTGGCCTAATAAGAATTATGGATTGTGGTGTGATGCTAATGGCGTTGATGCAAGCGCAGTTTACACTATCAAGGTTCATTCACAAATTTTCGACACTCCACTTTTGTGTGAGTGCTGTGGTCAGGAGTTGCCTGCATAGTGTTTATGTTGCAGACCAAAGGGGTGTATTGTGAGTGAAGAATGTAGATCTTAAAGTTCTTGCTTTAAGTATTGTTGGTACTGTACTTGTTCTCCTTGTGTTTGGCGGACTTATTCGGGCAATAAAGGATGGCTCTGGACTTGATCCTGGTACCGCTTCTGCCGCCTTTGCACTTCTAGGTGCTATGGTTGCAGGCTCTCTTGGAGCAACGGCAGTCAAAAAGGATATAGACAATAAAGAAGAAGAAGAGGAAGAGGACGAAGACTACTAAAGTTGTGGTATAATGTTTTTCGGAGGTAAGTAAAATGGACCCAAGAGAACGGCAACGTTTGGCTCGTGAAGCAGCCAAGGCTGGAAAGAATCCTGCCCCTGCCCCTGCACCTGTAGAAGAGGTTGTAGAGGTAGAAGAGGTAGTGGAGGTAGAAGTAGATCAGGAAGATAAACCCAGAACATTTTGGGGTGGCTGATCATGGCTGTATCATCAGACAAGTTTAAGAAGGCACTAGATGCCTCTGGGTTAGACATTGAGTGGATGAGTGGTTGGAAGAACACTTGGCACGGAATGAGTGCATGGAAGGGTAAGAACGGTAACCCCGTTGCCTTGATGCTTCATCATACCGCAGGTGCTTCCACAGATTCTACTGACCCCAAGCACAAGGGAAACCAATGTTCTGCTGATGACGGGCAGGTAAAGTTCGTACACCGCCACCCAGAGTTCAAAAGTCCCGCATCGCAATTCACTTTGCGACGTTGTGGTAAGTTAGCGATTAACGCCTACAAGCCTTGCTACCATGCAGGTAAGGGAGATTTTTCTGGTACAGAGTGGAAGGGTCTTGGAATTCCCAAGGACTCCGCAAATACCTACCTCATGGGAATTGAAATCGTTTCGAAGGGACTTAAAGAAGATCTAACAGAAAATCAATGGCGAACACTCGCTACCCTTGCTAAGACACTTTCTGATTTGTATGGTTGGGGAGATACCGATACTTTCCACTTCCCCCGACACAAGGACTACGCTCCAGATCGCAAGGTAGATATCAAGGCATCAAACAAAATGGTGCAGAAGAAGTTCCAAGAGTACGCAGGACTATGGGATGGCAAGGTTCCAGCCATCGAAGGAATCTACAATGCCGAATTCGATCCTACACTCAAGAACCCTGCTACATGGAGACTTGCTAGTCGCCTAGCAGATTTGGGACACTACAAAGGCACACCTGTTAAGGGTGAAGTCGGATATCCAAAGAAAGCAATGGAAAACTTTAATGCAAATACTAATATGGAAGACAAGTCAGCCTATGGTCCTAAGGCACATCGAAAAATCTTTAACATCGACAAGAGTGTTCCTGACGAAGAACTGTAAGTAAGTGTGAAGATACAAAGCACAAGAGCGATAAGTTTAGTATAGAACACAACCACACCTAGGGCGAACTCGTGGCTATGAATCTCGGGGCAAGATATATAGGATGATGACTTAACCTATAATTCGGCGGCAGAGAAAAAATATTTTCTTAAATTTATGGTATAATTATATCAATACTTTGAACGAGGGTGATTATTAATGGGTTGGGTTTCTCAAACCTCATACATTTATGTTTGGGGCAATGGTGGGAAGATAGGTCCAGGTGGAGGTTCTACACCAGGACCAGGACCAGGGCCAGATCCAGAGGATCTATCATTTATCCTAGACCAAAGTAAATTAGACACAGGAAAATTGGGGTAGGGAGATAACAATGGGTAAAACATATGTAGCAGACGAGGTGCTTAAGGCAACAGACCTAAACGCATCACTAGCAGATAAGATTGATAAGGGAGATTCCACTTACACAGACTTGAATGAAGTACAGACAGCAGTAGAAGCACTTGATGCTCGTCTTACTCACATTGAAGAAAACATTGAACCATCTATTCAAACCATTGTTAATACAGACGTTACTGTTACTGCTGGTGGTGCTGTAGCCACAGTAGATCCCCTAGGATCAGGTGGTTGGTACTACGCAAACTCTGGTGTCGGTGGTGAAAAAGCAAACTGGTACTTCTTTGGTCAGGGTGGTGGAGCACTTACAGAAATTGTCACTTTGGGTGACCTAAACTCTATTTATGGTTTCTTCCGTCCCCGTTCAAATGAAACCCGCATTCCTTACGCTGCCCTCTACACAGCACCTCAAGGTGATGCCGACGACGCAGAAACTTGGTATCGATCCCGCATCGTATGGGAGATTCTTCCTGACCAACCAGGAGTACCCAATACAGGTGGTGATACTCACAACTGGCCCACAATCGCACCAGGAGTACACGAGCCCCTACTAGCATGGGCAGGCAAGACCGACCCTGACGTATTCACAAACGTTACTCATTACCAAATGCTAGAACAAGATTTTGTAACCGCAGGCCCAAAGGGAGATGAAGAGATTGTTTTGTTCCTTGTTATTGGAACTGACTCAAGTGAGAGTGCAGGCGGGTATAACTTTGTTCTCAATACAACAGGGGCAGATCTTGCTCTTGGAGGATATCAGTCAACATTACTAGCAGTACAATCAGACCTGTAGGAGGATATTGAAAAATGGCAACAGTAAGTGGTGGATCTAAGCCTACTTTTACCGTAGATCAGGTTCTACATGCGGCAGAGATGAATCAACTAAACCAAGAATGGATTGTTGACTCTGTTCCAGCAGGAAGTGCTGGTAAGAATGGTGACGTTGTTTTTGTAACTAACCAAGGTGGCGTGTGGGCAAAGGTTTCTGGATCATGGGTACAAGCATCACTAACAAGTGCCGATATGCAATCCCTACAGGATCAAGTTGATGCTATTCAATCTAATGGATACGACGATTCAGAACTACGAGGACTTATCTCTGATGAGGAAACCGAAAGGGTAGCAGGAGATCAAAATCTACAAAATCAGATTGATACTATTCAGTCTGGTGGATATGATGATACACAACTACGTTCTGACTTTGCAGCAGCAGATGCAGCAACTCTAACTAATGCTAATGATTACACAGATCAAGAAATTGCAGGAATTACTGTTCCTGATGTTTCTGACCTTGCTACAAAGACTGAGGTTTCAGATGGTGATACAGCAACTCTAACTGCTGCCAATGCTTACACAGACGGCAAGGTTTATGACGCTACTTCTTTAGAGGCCGACGTTGCTCAAAACACAAGCGACATTTCTACTCTACAGACAGAGCAGGGCACACAAGATATTGCTATTCAAGCCAACACAGATGCCCTTGCTGATAAGTCAGACACAGATCACATTCACGCCGCTGTCCCAGCACACCAACACCCACACGATCACAATACAGACTATGCTGCCATTATTCACACTCACACAGAAGTACCAGGACACAATCACTCTAACTACGCCACAAAGACAGAACTATCAGATGGTTTAGCAGAAAAAGCAGACGATGACCACGTTCACATCCAAACGGGTAGTGGATTAACATTTGATCCTGACCGTGAAGGCCAAGTAGTTCAATCTACAAACGGTATTGATTGGACAGCAGGAATGAGTCTAAGGGTAGTAACTTCCGTCCCAGATGAGACTGAGGGCGAAATTGGTGACGTTGTTTTCGTAGTGGGTGCGTGATGGCTGATCCTGGCGTGTGGGTCAAGGTTCAGCAGGGCGTTGCCACCGACGGTGGCGGTATTTACGCTAAGACTGCTGATGGTTGGACTGAGATCCCCGCAAGCAGCGTGACAAACGACCCGACCGCACCGATTGGCCCTAGCGTGTTTGATGAGGGTGCTGGAACGGGCGGCACTTACTTTGACAAGACCATAGGCGACACGACGTACAGGACTGTTGAGTTCTTGGACGACGGGACGTTTGTGTTGAGTCAGCCTGGTTTTGTTAGTTGGTGGTTGGGCAGCGCAGGCAAGAACGGCCTTGCCTCAGGGCAAAGCGCAATCATTGGCATAGGTGGCGGTCATGGTGCTGTCTGGGAGATGCACGACTGGTACTTGCCTGCTGGAACGTACACGGTCACGATTGGGCAGCCTGGGCGAAACTCTGGTAGCGCAGGCGCGTCAACAGTCGTTGAACCCGACACGATCATTGGTGGCCTCATTAACGGGTTTGTTTGCAAAGGCGGTAACTCGTCAGACACCAACTACCCATTTGACTTGGGCGACAACAGAGGTGGGGTGCGGTTAGACAGCAACTACCAGCCAGAGTATTCATCTGGCACACCTGGGTCTGGTTACAACGGCGGTGGTGCTGGGCTGGGTGCTGATAACGCGAACAATCGTTACGGTGGTGATGCGAAACTGATTACGGGCTGGGCGCAAGCAGACTTTGATTACGGGCGGGGCGGCAACTCTGACTACGGGTATCACACGGTTGTCGCTAACAGCGGTGACGGTGGCGGCGGTAATGAGAACTCATCTTTCCAAAAAGGCGGCTCTGGTCGTGCCTACATTCGGGTCAGGATTGTGGAGGACTGATGAAATCCACGAACCCTGACGGTGGTGTCTGGGTAAAAGTACACCCCGACAATACGGGTGGTGAACTGCCTGGTGTTGTGAGTATGTATGCAAAAACAGCAGATGGATGGGTTGAGGTTGGTTCAAGTAATGTTGCAGCAGAAGGTGCACCACCCGCACCTGTTATTACAAATCCCGAAGGTGGAAGTATTATTAAGTTTACCTCTGGTGGAAATGGTGCTGCTGGTGTTACCCTTGCTTATGGAGCAACCATTGAACCTCAAGGTGCAACTGTTGAGGTAGATCAAGACAATCTTGAAGTAATAGTTTCAGGCTCAATTCCTGATACTGACTACGTTGTTACTGTTTATGGTGTAAACGTTGCTGGTAAGGGTGAAGATGCAAAGACAAATCCTTTCCAACTGAACTACAACGTTGCCACGGGAGGCAGCGAAAACATCGTGAATAACTACAACGGCACAAGCGAGAAGTGGAAGGTGCATACGTTCACAGGTAACGACACTTTCACGGTCGAAAGCAGCGTCAACAACTACCGCTACGTTGTTGTCGCTGGCGGTGGCGGAGCAGGCGGCGGCTCAGGCAATAACGCTCAAGGCTGGACCGCTGGAGGCGGTGGCTCTGGCGGAGTCTTGAACAGAAACGATCTTGTTCTGCCGCTAGGTGACATTCCTATCACTGTTGGCGGTGGCGGTGGAGGCGCAGGACACTCTGATTCTGGGTCGTCACCAAGAGGCGGTCAGGGCGGTGTATCGAAGATTGACACCTACGTTGTCACAACAGGTGGCGGCGGCGGTAATCATTCTGGCGGCTCTGGCGGCTCTGGCGGCGGTGGAGGTTTCGCAGGCGGTAATGGTGGCGGCGGAGGCGGCACGCTGGGTCAGGGCACAAACGGCACAGGTGGAAACGGGCAAAGCCAACCAGCAGGGACAGGTGGCGGTGCAGGCGACGGCACATCAACAGCCCACACCACCGCAGGGCGCATAGACAACATCACGGGAACCGATGTGACCTACGCAAATACTTACGGAGCCATCGGTGGTGGCGGACCTGGCAACACACGCTACCAACTGACGGGAGCAAGCGGGAATAGCGGCATTGTTGTTATCGCTTACCAGATTGGTATGAGCACCACAAGAGAAATCGAACAAGCACAGGCAGAACAAGCAGCCCGTGCCGCTGGTGTAGAAGAAGGCATCGAACAAGGAAAGCAAGAAGGATACGCACAAGCACAAGAAGAAGCAAAAGTGTGGTATAATGAACTTAACTTTAAAAAGGAGTGATTGCAATGGGTTGGGTAAGTCAAACATCTTACATTTATGGATGGGCCAACGGCGGTAAGCCAGGTCCAGGCACAACAGTAGCATCTGCGCCTATTTCTGCTCCTTCTGTAGAAAACGACACTACTGACGAAGACTAAACTTCCTGTGGTATAATAGCCATATGTCTAATTCATCTGGTCTTTGGTTCTATAATTTAGCACAGTCAAATACGGCATACACTAGAGCACTAAACTCATCTATTCTTCTTGCAGATGCAACAAAGCCAAGTCAAACATTTTCATCCTTGCGTAATGTTGGAAGCGGCGGGGAAGAGTACGATCTATTCTTTGATAGTGTTGATGTAAATATGACATTTAATACAGATAATGTATATTTCTCAGGTAAGGAATATGCTAAGTTCTCCTTGTTAAAAACAAAATTTGAAGACACAAACTCCATTGACTTTGTTATTAATGTTGATTTAGATCCAGATCAGGTAGGATTGCAAACTCTTGTTTCTAGGGATGAGTCTTTTACTATCTTTTTAGATGATGGTATTCCTGTTTTTGAATCTACCTCTACCCGCTGGCTTATCACAGATACAGAGAATGATAGGATTAGAGAGCGTAAGGCTGTTTTCGTATATAATGCTACAGAGGCTTTTACAGGATCTTGGTTGCGTGTGCGCTCTTCTTGGAGTGAAACAGGAACGGTAGTAGAGTTTTTCCAGAGTGATGATGGTGTTTCATACAGTCAAATAGGAACCAATATTACATCTAACGCTCTTGATATGTATTTTGGAGGTAGCACAATTACTGTTGCTGCTGATACAGGAGGCTTTAATTCTACCGCTGGAAAGTTCTACAAGTTTGAAGTAACTATGAACAATCCAGTATTGACTATCAATTTCGCTGATGCAGAGCCAGATAATCCTTGGTTTTATACAGAAGGAAACCTTGTAGAGTTTGTGCTACAAAGCAAAGAATCTACTGATCCTGTTTATTTAGAAAAGAGAGATGAGCCATATGTATTCTTCCCAAAGGGGTTTGGCAGAACATTCTCTAATGCCAAAATACCACAATCTTTTTATGAGTCAGACACTTGCGACATTCGTGTAGCATTTATTATTCCAGAGCAAGCAAGCAACTGGAACGCAGATTTAATAAGTTTAAACGCTTTTAAGTTGTGTATTGATGATGGTGCTGTTTGTGTCCAGGGAGATGCCTATATGAAGGGAGACCAAACTTTTGATGACCTAGGGTATAAAAGGGGAGAGCCACTAGGGGCAAGACTTTTCTACAATAAGAAGACAAAGATGTTGAGTCTTTTTGTGGGGAAGCCATCAGAATCCGCATCAGATTTGGAAAGTTACATTTGGGTGGGTATAGGCAATAAAAAGTTAGAAAGGGCATCACAGGTATATGATACTATCACTCTTGGATCTAGAAACACAACAAGGGAAAACGACTTAATCATTCTTAATGCTAGTTTGTCTGGTGTAGATATTGATAAAGAAAATGTTGTTAATGAGATCAAGGATTCGTTCACTACGGTGGTTGATAGAAGCATGATTCTACTAGACAAGTCATCTAAACTAAAGTCTAAGATATCTGACGCAGACTTTGACAATGGTTTCTCTCTTATGGTAGATCTCAAGAGCGTAAGCCAACCAACATATTTACCAGAAATTAGCAAAATGGAAAATGGTGTGGGTTGGTCTCTAGGAATAAGTGAAACCATGACTCCTGTCTTGATTGTTTCAGATGGTAACAAAACGGTAACGGTAAGGGGCAGCAAATTACAAGAAGGAGAAAACGTTTTGTCCGTAGTATTGGACAGAGAAAACGAGGTCGCAACCCTTTACAATAATGGATTAAAATACGGTATGGGTTCCTTGGAAGGTGTGGGAAGCATAGCAAACAATAGCAAACTGTTTATTGGGGATAATGATTTTGAGTTGTATAACGTTGGAATGTGGGACTACATGCTAACCGATGAAGAGGTTAAGGGCATGAGCCAGCATCTAAGGAGTATGACCAACTACGCCAATAATGCAGAGTTTGGACTATGGCATGTTGGTATCCCAGACCTAACTGTGGTATAATAATACTATGCCTGAAAATTATCCAGACCCAGTTGCAGGTCCATTCATCATCCCCTCACTAGGGGACATTGCTGATGCCCCAGAGGGCTTCAAAGAGTTTGCCGACTCTATTCCTATTGGTGGAAATATCCGCATTATTGATGCCACATCCACACCATTTACTATCACCCAGGCACATTCGGGTTCCCTACTGTCTTTTAAGGTTGCAGACGCATCCATTAAGTTTGATCCAGCACTTACAGAAGGTTTCAACTGTGGTTTGATCTCAACTGCTGGTGCTATTTATGTTGATCCCGCAGAAACCTTCCAAGGTGATAGTCAGGTATCTATTTACACTATGGGCTCTGTCGTAAAGGTAGCAGGAGATGTTATTGTTTCTAGGCCACAGGATCTATCTGAGGTTTCAGCAAACCTAAAGGTAAATAAATATGAAGCGGCAATAGTCACTATTGACGCTCAAAACGATAAGAATGGTGTTCTAACACTTAATACACAAGATAATGCAACATGGTCGGTTCCTGGGGGGTATGGTATTGGTGACGTTGTAAATATTTGTAATGCCTCTGATACTGATATGACTGTTGTTGCTGGTGATGGAGAGTCTGTAAAGTTCTGGTATGGAGCAACAACCATTGAGTCTAATGGATCACCAGATAGATTCACATTGGCTACAAATTCAACCGCTACCCTTGTTCGCATTCCCAAGACGGGAAGTACGTCTACTGACTTTGCTTTAGGTGCAATTGCTAGTGCTGTGAGTTGGTTATAAATGGCTATTCTTGGAATGCATTATACGCAAGATCCAACAGACCCCGAAGCATATAAACACACCGACTGGGTTCGTATGTGGGATAACGAGGTTTATTGGAATCGCATTCACTATGGCGTAGATAAATACAGTTGGGGAAGACTTGATTACTTAGTAAATGATTTGTATGCTGGAAAAGAAATTGTGTATTGCATCGGTGGAACACCACAATGGTTAGCACAAAATCCCAGTCAGGGAGACTACAAGCCATGGATGGGTGCTGGGTCAAACTCATTACCTTCTGACACTAGCGGCGGTACAGACTCTTACGGAGACTCATTCAGCAAAGGTACTGACGAATGGAACAAGTTCTGTTATGTACTTGCTGATAGATACAAGGGAAGAATAAAGGCTTATGAGTTTTGGAATGAGCCACAGTTGCTTGGCTACATGGCACCCTGGGATTCAACTACCCGTAATCTAATGGCTAAGATGATTAAGCGAGGGGCAGGAACCTTAAAATCAGTAGATTCAAATGCCATTACTATTGGGCCAAGCATTTTTGTGGGAACCTCTGGGCGTGTGACACGAGCCACAAAGATCGTTGAGGCTTTGGCTGGAACACAGAGTAGTTACGGCCCTTGGGAAAATCTAGATGCCATGGCCTGCCATATCTATCCAGCAGAAGGGGATGGGAAAACAGAATGGCGGCGGCAGTTAGATGAAAACAGAAGCATTATTTCAAGCAACGGTGGCCCCAGTAAAACATGGATCACAGAAACAAACTACAACCTTCTTGGCGAAGTCCTTCCAGAAGACGGAACCACATACAACCTAGTTTCTAACACATATGATGAGGCAGGTGGAAAGTTCATCTTCTGGTACGCATACGATAGAACAGCAGACCTAGGTGGTTTGGATATCCGTGCCCCACAAGACGGAAATAGTTTTGAAGCGTTCAACGCTATGGTTGAAAAGACAAAGGGAATCACATACCCTCCATTATTGGATGTTACCATTACCTCATCTCACACAACATGGACGGGTAGCAATCCAACGGACTCCGCAACAGTAAGTTTCACCATATCAAATAACGGTTTGAATGGTGTTGAGGTATCTCACAGCAAGGGTGGACTTGAGCCTGCTTTTGGATCTGTTCCCATTACCGCTGGGGGCTCCACTACATACGAAGCCGAAATAACAGAAGATCCACCATCTAGTACATACACAGTAACATTCACCATTACTGATGGAATCAATACAGAGGACTACACCGTATCTGAGGTGCTAGATCCAAAGCCCTCCCCCCTTCCACAGATTTCTCTTTCCGTAAACGGTATCGAAGGAGACTGGACTGGATCAGAAGCAAATGACTCCAAGACCTTCACCTTCAACGTACAGAATACATCTGATAGCAATAGCCTTACTGTCACTCATAGTAGAGGTGGTCTAACTCCATCTTCCTTGTCTTTGAGTGTGGGCTCATCTGCAACCTTTACAGAAAGCATTACATCTCGTCCAGCAAGCGGTATCTATGAAGTTACTTTTACAGGTACCGCAAGTGATTCAAGAACAAAGCAATATTACGAGTCATTCAACGTAACAGAAAAGCCCCCTCCCCCACCACCAGACGAGGGTGACGAAAGTCATCAACTAACTTGTAGTTGGAAGAATGATAGGAATAAGGAAACTCTGGAAACAGAGCATACCGTTGATGGGCCTGCCAGATACGCAGAAGATAACTGTACTGAATACTTCCAAGAGCAGTACCCAGAAAAATGGGTAGGTGGAGATGATTGGTTCTTAACATCATACGAGTGGGACGATGATGGTGCAGAGAATGTTAATCCCCCAGGAGGAAGCGGCAACAAGGCATGGCCTATTGTTGATCTTGCAGAAGTACTTCTAAAAGATGGAGACAGCATTAACGAAAATCACTATAGGCAATTGGTTGTAATGGAAGATGGTGGAGTCCTAAACATTCCAGAAGAAATGGATATAGGGTTCCAGTTCGCTCTGGTGTGCTATAATTATCCTGTTACGTTGGTAACGGGCAAGGTAGATAATACAGAAAGCACCGTACCAACCAACACACTAGCAATTGTAAGTAAGGTGATTTAAATGTCTGATCCCATCTTAACTGATACATACACCACTACCCCCTTGCCCCCAATGACTGTGGGTTGGGACGCACAGGTTCCTTCATATGACGCAAGGGTGGATATGCCTCAGGCATTTCGTCAGTTTGCTGATACTATCCCAGAAGACTTCCCTATTGGAACCATGGAGCAGTCTGGCTTACCGTTTGTTATTGATGAAACACACTTACAAAAGATTATTATTGCAACAAACCCTACAGTTGAGCAATGGAATATTACTGAGGGGCTAGACGTTGGTTTTCAAGTATCAGTTGATCCAACTACGGCAAGCATCAACATCGTGATTAATGGCGGTGTAGAGCAGATGTTCCCAGGAAGTCAAATAACTGCCCTGAGCATCTTAACAAAAATCTCTGAAACAGAATGGATATTGAGTCAATAATGTTATCACAAGCATGGTGGCTACTAGGCCCATCAACACTAAACAGGGACGATAGGTATTACGGACGAGAGCCAGATGACTTTGTGCCATTCGTTCTTGACTATTCTTCAATTGGTGGCGATGACCAACTGAAAGAGTATTTCGAACTACCAGAAAGTCCCTAATAATGACGAAGCCTTGGAACCTACTAAGAAAAAAGAACTACACCACACAGGATGTAGCCGATGAGCGTCTTGATATATGTAGGATATGTCCAGAGTTTATCAAATCTACCAAGCAATGTAAGAAATGCGGGTGTTTTATGGTAGCCAAAACAAAACTAACAAAATCCACATGCCCTCTGGGTAAGTGGTAAGTGTGGTATAATACCAACATGGCTATTAGATATCAAGAATGGGAAGATGGCGACAAACTATACGCATCCGCCCTAAACGAAGCGGTAGCAAATGGTGTTGTCCAAGTAGATCTTGTTTCTGAGATTGCTACTGTTTTTTCTAATCACCTAGAGGTAAACGTTGTATACTGCTTGGAGGACAATCTCACCTATGGTCGTGGACAAACAGAGTTTGAGCCACTACAGGTTTCTAAGGAGACAATCGTTCTCAGCGGAGAAGATGAGCAAGGTACCGCCACCACAACAAAAACAAGGTATGATTCGGGTGGTAGCACATATGATAACTACACATTCAAGGGAACAGACACATTTTTGGTAAAGGCACCAGGAGCAGTTGTTGACATTCTTGTAACTTCTGGTGGAGGCCCAGGTGGAACCCAACACGCATCACACGGCGCAGGCGGCGGTGGAGGGGGAGGAACTAGGTACATTACAAATGTTACTCTAACACCAGGAACCTATTCCGTTTCTATTGGGAGTGGAACAGCGTCAGCATTTTATAGGACACAGGGCCATGGTCAGGGTGGAAGGTCTGTGTTTAAGAATGAAACAACAAATATAGTTTTGTATAATCCCACAGGTGGAGGCCCAGGTGGGCACACATACAGCACCCAGGGGCAGGGAGAGAAGTGGAGTGGTCTTAACGGAGGATCTGGTGGCGGTGCTTCCGATGGAGGAGGAGTCGGGGCAGGTGTAGCAGGAGAGGGCCAAAACGGTGGTGGACTGACTGGTGGAGGCGCAGGCCCAACCTACGGTCAAGGTGGACAGGGAACAGGTCTTACTCTTACTAACTGGAAGGAATCTGGCAACTACTATGTTGCTCACACCAACAACAGAAACCATGCAAATGGCGCAGCATATTCGGGAGCAGGTGGATCATCTGGTGTTGGGGGAAACAATCACGGTGCGCATAACGGTGGAAAGTCTGGGGGATCTGGTATTATTATGATGAGGAAGAAGATAAAATGATCTGCGGAATAGCACAGTTAGATGACTCAAACATTGTAGTTAATGTAATTACAAGTGATTCAGACAACTGGGGACATTTCGATACCTACGATGAAACAAATCAGGCTATGCGTGATTGGTATGCAAATCTTCTACCTGATATGGATGTAAGCAAACTTTATCTTTTGTTTACTGGTGAACTTTGTGCTATTAATGATATGTATGATGACAATCCTCTCTCCCCCGCAAGATTTAAGGAAAGCAATCCTTACGCAGATCCAATGCCTGAGGATGTTGGAATGTATGATGAAGATTATGGTCGCTGGTGGCCCTATGTTCCTGATGAAAATGGTGGATTTGTTTGGGGTAAGGAATATTTCACAAAAGATTTTCCAAGGGTTAGGAACACATCAAGCACAACTACTGTATATTCCACAGATTCTTTTGATGGGGAGTTAGGTCCAGCAGACAGAAACTATGATGGTCCTATTGCGTGGTTATAATGGCTGAGAGATTTTGGATTGCAGAGGTACAGGATAAACTAAAGCCAAGCGAGATAAACATTCTTGCCAACAATACTTTTATGCAGGTAGATTCTGTAAATGATCTTACATCTCCGCTAATTGAAAATGTAAATGTTGTTTATTCCAAAGAAGACTACACAGCATTCCGTAGGCTTGCGCCAGGTATCGGCAAAGACAAGTGGGAAACCACAGGTGCTATTTCAGCATAACTAAGTTTATTAAATTGTTATAGGGTAATCGCTCAACCATTGACTTACCCTCAAACGTATGATATAATATTCCACATGGCAGAAGGACACACCCCCACAGACTCAATGGCAGGAAACGCTCGTCGTGGTCTTGCACTCCGTAAGGAATATGGTCGTGGAGGAACTGCCGTAGGCGTGGCTCGTGCCCGTGATATTTCTAACAAAGCATCTCTATCAAACTCAACTGTAATGCGTATGCATTCATTCTTCTCCCGTCATCGGGTAGATAAGAAGGGGAAGGGCTGGACAGCAGGATCAGAAGGATACCCATCCAACGGTCTTATTGCTTGGCTCCTTTGGGGTGGCGATAGTGGTGCAGCATGGGCACAGTCAAAGCGTAATGCTATCAAGGGATCACAGAAGGCATTGTGGTCAGGTAGCGCATTCTCATTCCAAAAGGCAGAGTCAGTCAAAGTAGGACAGATGGTGTCTTGGAACTCATCAGGTGGTCGGGCATCGGGTAAGGTTCTTCGTGTTATCAACAACGGGTCTTACAGCGTTCCTAACTCTTCTTTGACTATTACAGGAACACCTGATTCCCCTGCCGCTGCTATTCGTGTCTATCGTGATGGCGAACCAACCGACACAATCGTCGGGCACAAAGTAAAATCTTTAACACCAAAGTAAGTAAAACCAACAATACAATTTATAAGGAGTAATACATTTATGTTTAGTTTCCGCTTAACCGACGACTTTATTAATCAGTATAAGGATCGTGAGGTTCCATTTGGCTTTCGTGACGCAGGCACAAACGCACTAGGAGAGATCACCTTTATCCGCACTTACTCTCGTAAGAAAGAGGACGGTACAAAAGAGAAGTGGTGGGAAGTATGCCAACGTGTTATCAATGGCATGTACACCATTCAGAAGGATCATTGCAAGGCTAACCGACTACCTTGGAATGACCGCAAGGCACATGCTTCCGCACAGGAAGCCTTTGATCGTATGTTCAACTTGAAGTGGACACCTCCTGGTCGTGGTCTATGGATGATGGGGGCAGATATGGTTATGGAGAATCGCAATAGTGCTGCTCTCCAAAACTGTGCTTTCGTAAGCACACGAGATATCGACAAGTACGATCCAGGTGCTTTGTTTGCTTGGACAATGGATGCCTTGATGCTTGGCGTTGGTGTTGGTTTTGATACTTTGGGGGCAGAGAAGGAAATGGATATCTACCCCACAACAGAAGAGGTAAATATCTACACAATTCCTGATAGCCGTGAAGGATGGGTAGAGAGTGTTCGCTTGCTTATCAATTCTTTCCTTACACCAAAAAAGCCACGACAAGAGTTTAACTACGAATTGATTCGTCCCTACGGATCTCCCATCAAGGGCTTTGGAGGAACAGCATCAGGCCCACAGCCACTTATCACCATGCACGAGACAATCCGCAGGGTAGTGGGTAGCAGAGTAGGCGAAAAACTAGACAGCAGGGCCGTGGTAGATATTGTTAACCTTATTGGTACTTGCGTAGTGGCTGGAAATGTTAGACGCTCTGCGACCCTAGCATTAGGTAAAACTAACGATTCTTTATTTGCTAATCTTAAAAATGCAGAAGAGTTCCCAGAACGTAACTCATTCGACCCAGAGAATCCAGGTTGGGCTTGGATGAGCAACAACTCTATTGCAGCGGAGGTGGGTACAAAATATGAGGACTATGTTGACCTTATTACGGACAATGGTGAGCCAGGTTTCATTTGGCTTGACGTATCTCGCAACTACGGACGTACAGGAGATGCACCAGATGGCAAAGATGCACGGGTTATGGGATTCAACCCATGTGCGGAACAACCACTAGAGTCATACGAACTGTGTACACTAGTTGAGGTTCACATGAACCAGCACGAGAGCAAGGAAGACTTCCTACGCACTCTCAAGTTTGCTTACCTTTACGGCAAGACTGTAACCTTGCTACCTACTCATTGGCAGCAGACAAACGCTATCATGCAGCGTAACCGTCGTATCGGTACATCACTCACAGGTCTTGCTTCCTTTGCCGATAGCAAGGGTCTTCCCACACTACGGGAATGGCAAGATGAGGGATACAATCGTGTGCGTGAATGTGATACACAATACTCTGAGTGGCTTTGTATCCGTGAGTCTGTGCGTGCTACAACCGTAAAGCCCTCTGGCTCTGTGTCTATCCTATCAGGTGAAACACCAGGAGTCCATTGGGGGCCAGGAGGCAAGCACTTCCTACGGGCCATTCGTTTTAGCGACCAAGACCCAATGCTTCCACTATTCAAGGCAGCAGGGTACAAGGTAGAAAAAGATATAGTATCAGCAAATACAAAGGTGGTTTACTTCCCAGTAAAGTCAGACCACGAGCGTAGCGAGAAGGATGTTTCTCTGTTTGAGAAGATTGGTCTTGCTGCGACTACACAGAAGTATTGGAGTGATAATGGAGTATCTGTCACGTTATCGTTTGATGCAGAAACAGAAAAGAAACATATCGCACCCTCGCTCCACATGTATGAGGGACAACTTAAGGCAGTTTCGTTCTTGCCTATGTCGAATAGTACCTACCCCCAACAACCGTATACACAAATAACAGAAGAGGAATACAATAAGTATGTTGGTAAGATTATGAAGATTGACTTTACTCCCATTTATGAGGGAGAGGAGTCATTCGACGCAGAGGGAGATCGCTACTGCACTACCGATGTTTGCGAGATGCCACAGATTATCACATCTGATATTGCCGATACAGTTGTGGTATAATAAATTTAGGAGACAGAACCTTCAACTGTGGTTAGGATAGGTCTGCTGCAGATTGCCCCCCAAGAGGGGGCATCTGTGGTATAATGAACTATTATGGCTAGAGACATTAATCTATATGCAGCAAGACTTTTTGGAGAGCACCCAATTGCTACATGGACTTTAGATGATATCACCTCTAACGCCTCTTTGCAGTATTTCTCTGACGACTTCCCAGCAATTGTTGCCGACGGCTATACAACAGGTTTGCCTCTTGTTTATGGTTCTAGTCAATCAGTTGGGGTAACATCAGACAGCACGGGTATCATTATTGAAACAGAAGATCGGTTATGGTCACAAGTAAAGACATACTCAAATACAGGATTTGTAGTAGATTGGAAGTTCTGGTACAACGAGAACATTACATTTCAGGAATTGCTAGAGGAAGAGCGTTTCGTAATTGAGTTTGGTGAGGCAGGAATTGAGCATAACGGTTACGGCATGTTCACCAACGGTGGCAAATACAACAAATACACATATGAGTTTTGGACCCGCATTAATCCAAGGGTAGATGTTCCTCGTAAGATCTGGGGCACACTAACTACATTGGACGGCATCTGGGTCAAAGACAATTACATAACTTTAGCAGTAGGAAACAAGTACAAGTCTTTTGCTATCGAAAATTGGTTTAGGCCAATGCTCTTGAATGTAACATACACATCAAACCAGGCAAGGCTTCTTATAAACGGACAAGAGGTTATCTCTCTTGATCTTAATCCAGAAGAGTTTAACTTTGATCCTATTAACGATGAGGTGACTGGTGAAGGTCTGCTTGGATTCATGGGATACCCAGAGATTGATTTGTTTGAGGTTGATTGCTTCTCTATCTTCCCCTACATTGTTCCTGATGAAGTATGTAAACGTAGGTTTGTATGGGGTCAAGGTCTATCCGACGCAGCATCATTCTCCACATTCTTCGAAAACTCTACCACATACATTGACTGGTCGTTTGCAAATTACGCAACTTCCGCTATCTACCCAGATGTTTTCAATTGGGACACAGGATACATTAGCGGATTGGTTACAAGCCGTGGATATGTAAAGACACCAAACTACAAACTTCCAGAAATTTTTATCCAGGGTAGAAAGTTAGAAAACTTATACAAAGAAAACCTATTCAACAACTCAACAGAAACAGTAAGCCCTGGATTCTCCTTCAAGCCTGAATTTGACTGGACGCAAAACTCATACTTCTACTTTGATAGCATTGAGAAACTAGAGTCTCCCCCGCAGATTATCTATGGAGTCTTTTCTAAGCATTGGTACGAAACTAGCACCGACCCTCAACCACTTTTCAGATTTGTGAAACGGTATACCGATGATGTTATCGACATTGTGATACAGGGAAACAACGTTCACTATATATATAACGGTGATGTAAAGTATTCTTTCCCTGTGCAGGATGATGTTCCCTTTACTGTGGGTCTTGATTTGAATGCGATTGTAAAAGAGAGTGTTGAGTTTAAGAACTTCCTTACAAGCCTTGCTGATGTTGAGGTGTTTGTTGGTGGTGATGGAGAAAGCACATTCTCTGGTTTAATTTATCGTGTTGGTCTTAGTGATACAGCAATGGTTGCTCGTGAAGAACTGGTGCAATATTTCCCAAGCGGCATTGCTAATCCTTATCACAACATGGCTACGTCAAAGGGTACCTATGTCATTAGACCCTTCATAAGATATGGAAACTTCTATCTTGACATTGAGGCAGGAGGATTCTGGGAGGATGCAATTCCTCTATCTTACTTTGGTAGGAACTTCCAAAAAGATGATGGAACCTACGAATCAAAACTTGACTTGTTGCAACTAAACATCGGGTACGACGGATTGTACAAGATTAGAGATAATGGCTATGATGTGGGTGGTAGTGAAATGAAGTGCTACATAACTTTCCAACCATTAGAGGCAAAGAATAATAAGTTGCTAAGAGAGTTTACATCAACACAAAGCCTACCTAAAAACAGAATAATTGATGTAAGTGGAATGACAGCCCCAGATCTTGCTATTACAAAATTTGAATGGATAAATGGTACAGTAGTTGTGCCTCCACAAAATTACGATTCTTGGAAAATAGTTGTACATTTTGATGTTTATGCAGAAGCCGTAATATCTTCTCCATTCTCTGTAAAACAACTTTCTATGTCCTCGCAGGCGTACAAGGATGAGGCAGAGGTTGGAACTAGGTTCGGGAACAAACTATCATCAACAGACAACTTTGCTATATACAAAGAGAATACACCATATCTATATCTAACAAAAGACAGCGGCATAGAGCCACTAGACGGCCCCGTTAATACGCCAATCAACCCTAACGGTAATTTCCCATATTTGGTTGGTAACCTTAATATGTTTATTAAGCCCAATATCCTTATGGATACCGAAAACACCCTGTTCTCTATTGTATCTCGTAACGGAGTAATGGATATAAAGCACAACGGTACTGGTTGGGTGTTGCGTAGAAATGATCTTCCCATTGAGTATGTTGCCCTATATCAGAATGGTGAAGAGGTTACAGAGTTTACATTCGATGTAGATAAGTGGACAATGGTGGGCGTGGAGTTTGGTGAACCACTTGACTTCTCTGTCTCTACCTTATATAAGATTATTTTAAATGAGGGGGCAGTCTATCAAAACATCTCTGTGTCAGCACTATCAGAAACACAGGTAGAGAGCACCGCTATCGTTAGGCTTTGGGAAGGTGTAAGGATTCAGACTTGGGGAGACTGGGTTAATGACCCATCTGTTGAAACCTTTGCAGATCTCGTTTCTTCACGAGCATACCTACAGTACCCCGTTGATCCAACACAGATTTATAAGATATTTACAGGTGGAAATACCACCAGCGTAGGCTCAGAAGATCCACCACTCAAGGTAGGGGAAATGAACACAACCATGGCTACTGGCGTTGAGTGGAAAACATTTGATAGAAGACCTTCATAATCTGGTCTTGTTCCGTCACGCAAACTATAACTTGTGGTATAATATGGTTATGTCAAATAAAAGGAAAGCACTAAAGAAACCACGAGTAACTGTAGTAGACGAGAATCCAGGTTGGGGTATTTACGCTTGGAAGAAGGCAGATGGAAGTTTGTTTATGGATGAAGATCATAACCTACTTAACATTCCATCCCGACAATACGATATGGACAAGATGGCTCAGATTACCAATGCCGCTGCCCATTACGGTGAGCCAGAGGGCAGGCCATACTTTATTCCTGGTATCCAACGAGCCACAGATGAAGAGTACACAGAACAGCGTGAAAGAATGAAGTCAGGGCTACTACCAACCATGAATGACTTCAACGCAGTTACAGACGCAAAGAAGGCGGCAGGAATACAAGATGGCTAATATCGTAGCAAAGACATTTGACTTTGAAGAAGAGGGACCACAGTTTTACGATCCATTCCAAAAGTCTTGGGATGAGATTAAAGATATGCGTGGCCTAGATACAAACTTCAAGCGTCGTACTTCACGAGTAGTAAAAGGATACCTGGAAGACTCCAAATCACGAGCAACAGGTAGAGATGACGCTGGTCGAAAGTCACTAAACTCACGGCAGGGAAAGGGTTATGCAACTTTTGATGTTATTCAACCACCCTATGATCTTGTAGAACTAGCAAACTTCTATGACTCTAACTTTGCTAACCATGCTGCTATTGACGCTAAGGTAGAGAACATCGTTGGTCTTGGTTATGACTGGAAGATGACTTCTGCTACTATGCAAAAGGTAGAAGATGAGACAGGAGAAAAACTAGACTTTATCCACAGGAAGATTGATCGTTTGAAGGCAACCATGGAAGATTGGTTAGAAAGCCTAAATAATGATTCTACATTCACAGGAACAATGGAGCGTGTCCTCACCGATATGCTTGCTACAGGTAATGGATACTTGGAGATCGGTCGAACCACAACAGGCGAGATTGGATACCTTGGACACGTTCCAGCACCCACAATGCGTGCTCGTCGTTTGCACGATGGATATATCCAGATCGTAGCAGAGAAGGTTGTTTACTTCCGAAAGTTCGGGGCAACGAATCCAAACCCTGTTACCGATGATCCACGACCCAATGAGATTATTCACTTCAAGGAATACTCACCCCTCAATACTTACTACGGCATCCCTGATGTTATTTCTGCTTTGCAGGCAATTAAGGGAGAGCAGTTTGCCGCACAATACAACATTGACTATTTTGAAAACAAGGCTGTGCCTCGTTACATCGTAACAGTCAAGGGTGCTCAACTATCCCCAGAGAGTGAAGAGCGTCTGTTCCGCTTCCTACAAACAGGGCTAAAGGGACAGAATCACCGTACCTTGTATGTGCCTCTACCCTCTGATGCCGATGGCAACAAGGTTGATTTTGAAATGCATCCCGTAGAAAACACAGTACAGGATGGATCATTCAAGGACTATCGTAAGCAAAACCGTGACGATATCCTAATGGCTCATCAGGTTCCTTTGTCTAAACTAGGTGGTGTGGATGCATCTGCTATTGCTGCTGCTCTTTCTCAAGACCGCACATTCAAGGAGCAAGTCACCCGCCCAGCCCAACGGCATCTGCAAAAAGCAATCTCTCAAATAACTAAGGAAAAGACAGATGTTGTTGAGTTGATGTTCAAAGAGGCAACATTGACTGATGAAATTGCTATGTCTCAGATCCACGAGCGTTACCTACGAAACCAAGCAATGACTCCCAATGAGGTTCGTGAGATTCTTGGCTTGCCAGCACGCAAGGGTAGCGATAAAATGGTTGAAATGTCATCACAACAACAAGCAAGTCAGCGTCAAAATGCAGAAGGAAATTCTGCCCGTCAGCGTGAAAGGACAAACTCCCAAAGCGACGGAGTAGCCACAGTAGATGGCAGAAATCCCAAGGGTGAGGGTACTAAAACTGAGTGATGTTAAAATTTTAACAAAAAAATTAAAACGTTACAAAAATGTGATATAATAGGGTACACTATGGAAAAGGCAAATTTCTCATTAGACAATAATGCTGTACGGGTTTCTATGCCCATCGCCAAGGTAGATGAAGAAAGGCGAACTGTAAGCGGTTTTGCATCTCTTGATAATCTAGATCGACAAGGCGATATTGTAACAAAGGAAGCATCAGTAAATGCTTTTCACAACTTTGCAGGCAATATCCGTGAACAGCATGACGCAAAGAAAGCGGTAGGCAAAATGGTAGACTTCAAGGAAGATACCTATTTTGACTCAGATGCAAATAAAATGTACGCAGGAGTTTATGTATCTGCTTATATTTCAAAGGGTGCTCAAGACACTTGGGAAAAGATTCTTGACGGCACTCTCACAGGATTTTCTATTGCAGGTAGTATTGATGAAGAGGACACTATGTATGATGGTGACCTTGAAAAGAGCGTCCGTGTTATCAAAGAGTTTACTCTAAGTGAGTTGTCTCTTGTGGATGTTCCAGCAAATCAGTTTGCTAACGTTCTATCTATTCAGAAGAACGGCGATGTAACGGGTATGCTTGCTAAGGCACTAATCGAAAATGTGTACTATTGCGGTCACGATGATGTGGTTCAACTGTCATCTACCGTGAAGTCAGCCTGTCCTCGCTGTAGCGAAGCAATGGAAAACATCGGCTTTGTTGAGTCGAACGACCCCGACAAGGCACAGATGGTTAAGGGCATTCTAACCACAGTAAGGAAAAATAAGGAGGTAGAGAATATGTCCGAAAATACAGAAGCCACTCCTGAAACCCCCGAGGCAGTAGAAGAAGCCGTTGGAGAAGTGAAGGCAGAAGTTGAAGAGGCCGTAGAGGAAGTCAAGGAAGTTGTAGAGGAAACAACAGAAGAGGCAACCGAAGAGCAGGCCGAAGAGATTGATACAGTAGAGATGAAAATCGAGGCATTGACTACAGCAGTAGCCGATATCTCAACACAGATTCTTGAAATCAAGGCTCTTGCTGATGCAGTTACAAAGGTTTATTCACAGGTATCTGAGGTCTCCAAGGCAGTCGCTACACTTAATAGCGAGTTTGTCACCCTCAGGGCACAAGATCAAGAGTTTGGAAAGCGTGTTGACGCAGTAGAAAAAGATACTGCTTTCCGAAAGTCTGCTGATTTTGGAGAAATCATGCAGTCTCAGCCAGCAATGGTTGAGAAATCACTATGGGACGGTCGTTTCCTCAAGAAGTCCGACCTATTCTAAATTACAGAAAAAAAATCAGGAGGTGAATAGAATTATGTCAGACGAAATTACTACAGAAGAGTTTTCAGACGTTAGCCTAAAGAAGGCCGCTGGTGATCAGGTACAAGGTGCCGCAGATCGTCAGGGAGTCAACCCAGGTGTTAACCCAGTTCAGAACGCAACTGGTAACCCAGGCACCACTGAAAACGTTGGTAACCCAAACACACATCACGCATCAGGATACATTGGTGTTGGTGGTGTTGGACAGCAGAACGATGGCGAGGCACTTAACTATGGAAACATGGGGCAAGCACTCAATCCTCAGGCAATGGGGGAAGCCAGTCCACTAGATATTAATCCATCTGGTCAGATTGGTGGTGGTGTCCTTAACCCAGATCAGGCTCGTCAGTTCATTGATTACGTTTGGGATGGAACCGTTCTTGCAAAGGACGGTCGACGCATCACAATGCGTGCAAACACCGTTGAACTAGAAAAGATCAACGTTGGTCAACGAGTTCTCCGTGCCGCAGCACAGGCTGATGGTTCATACGAGAACGCAGGGGCAACATTCACTAAGGTAGACCTTTCTACCAAGAAGTTGCGTCTTGACTGGGAGGTTTCAACTGAGGCACTTGAAGATAATATCGAAGGTGCAGCACTAGAAGATCACCTAGTACGTTTGATGACAGCAGCATTTGCTAATGACATTGAGGATCTAGCCATTAATGGTGACCTAGGTAAGACTACGGATCCATTCTTGGGTATCATGGACGGTTTCCATGTACAGGTGCAGAACAAGGCTCACGCAGCAGTTCCACCAGTATTCGCAACCGCCGCAGGTGCCGCAGGTGGCGCAGATACTCTAGATCAGAATGCACAGCCAGTAGGTGACTGGGATCGTTTCATCAATGAGGGTGGAGCACAAGATCCAGTTGCAGTTGCCGCAGGCGACCCAACATGGGACACCGAGGTCATGCAGGAGATCATCCTAGCAATGCCTCGTAAGTACCGTGCCATCAAGAGTGGTCTACGTTTCTACGCAGGTAGCGATACCTTTGCTAAGATCGTGGCTGCTAATGGCACAGGAACCAACACAGGACAATGGCCTGCTTCCTACGAGTATGCAAACGCATACCTCAATGGAAACGGCCAGGAATTCGGTGGGCCACAGGCTACCCGAGTTCTTGGTGTGCCCGTTCTTGAGGTACCTTACTTCCCAGAAGATTACGTTGAACTAACATTCCCACAGAACCGTATCTGGGGAATTCAGCGTGATATCACGGTCAACCGTGAGTACCAGAGCAAGAAGGACACAATTGAATACACAGTATTCATGCGGTTCGGTATTGCCTGGGAAGAGTTGGATGCAGTTGCATACACCGAGTACACAGCATAATTCATATGCGCTATGTTGGGGGAGGGCTACGGCTCTCCCCCTTCAAGCATTTGTGGTATAATAGTGTCAATAGTAGTGAAGGAGACAACTATGAATTTTAAAGATATGCCAATTCGGGAGTTGCGGGAATACGCAAAGACCAACGGTATTAAGTTGCAGAGCGCAACGAAAAAGGCAGACATTGTTGCTATTCTAGAAGCAACAGAGGCACCATCAGAAGAGATCACTTTTGATGCCGAGCCTGAGACCCCTAGTGTCATAACAGCACCTACAGAGGATGCTCGTGCAGCACGAGAGCAAGAAGAAATTGATATCCGTCTAGATGAACTCGTCGTAAATGCTAACAAGCCAACCGCACAAGACGACAAGGTTTGTATTTACTCTGAGCGTCGTTACTCCTCTTCTAAGTTGGGTAAACTAGATCTAGGGTACAACATCGTAAAGAAAGATCTTGCAGTAATGTGGGTTCGACTTCCAGATGTTCGTGCAGCATCTAAGGATGAACTTGCTAGGGCACAGGCTTCTGGTATTAAGCCAGGGCAACTGGTAGGCCCAAAGGGACGTAGAATGTAATGAAGGTATATCGTAATCCCCCCAAGCCCATAACTGTAACTATTCCAGACGGAAAGCCATTTACAGAATATGATGTTGCTGTTGTAAACAACTTCACAACTTGGGGGGATGCGATTACCTCAGACGCTTCTGGGAATATTGTCTTTGATCTTCCAGACTATCCATTTAATATGTTTGATGAAACATACGATCTCTCCGTACAAGAGGTGGCGGCAGGTTACACATGGAATGACTCCAAAACAGACTTTGTAGAAGATTTAACAATTGTTCACCCCTACATAGACCCAAACAATCCAGACTTTGATCCACAAGGAGAAGAACTTATTCGGGCACTTATTGATGCCATTACTGGTGGATTCTATTACACCCGTATGCCGTTTGAGGGACAGGGGCTAGGTATTGATTTCTTTGCCCTCCCAGGAATGAACGGTATGGATAATGAGCCATACGCACAAGGGGGATTGTCGGAGATCCTAGACGTATGGGAGAACAACATCCACGTTTACAAGAAGTATCCAAAAGAAGGAGAAGAGTGGACAAACTGGAGGTCTTACGAACTGACACAAGACCGCACAGCCGCTACTACGGTGTGGGGAGAGCGTAGGTTTGAGGCAGGTCATGAGCCAAGGTACAAGCGTCCAAGGTCTGATTCATACAGAAACTATGATCGTCATTCACCATTCTTTCCCAAAAACTTTTACTACAACTGGATACTAGGTGGAGGGTACAAGAATGTCCCCGACGACATTATTCTAGCAGCACTAATCCTTTTGCGGAACTGGATTGATACAGGACACATCGGCGGTAACGTAATGGATGACTACATCAAGGAATACTCCACAGACCAATTCAAGTTAGTGTATGGAGATAGGAGCAAGGCGTTAGGTGGATTTGGTTCTACAGGTAGTGAGCCTGTTGATATGATCCTAAAGAAATACCTAAACAAGAAGCCACAACTCCGTCGTCTTGGGGTGTTGTAAATGGGCGTGCAACTTCCAGCCTTCCTAGGTGGAATGCAATGCGATGTTTACTATTGTACATACACCTACTTAGATCAAGAGCCAGAGTCAATCCTTGTTCCATCAGGACAGTTTCAAGATGAGTTTGGCAACCCACTACCACAAGAAAACGTCGTGACTGGTGGTGCGGGGCAGAATGAATACGGTGAGGCAATAAAGGTCTGGTACATGGATAGGACGCAAAAGAAAGCCTACTGGAACGTCATGGGCACCGTAAATCTCCAAGACCTCTCAGCGGACAGAGAATTTGAATATAAGAAAAGGTTGAATGGTAGGTTTATGGGTGATGTAGATCCACGGGTAGATAGTACAGGAGAGTACCACCCATTCACAGATATGATTATTACAAACATCAAGGACACAGCAACAGGAAAGGAACTTCACCTAAACGAGGACGGTAGCCCTATCATCTTTGAGGTTATGAGTGTTGATCCTTTTATTAATCCTTGGAACGAGATTGAATATTACAAGATGCTATTAGAGCGTGCCGATGACCAGGGGATGCTATGATAAGTGTAGATGCAACTGACTTCAATAAAGTAATAAACAATGCTATCCAATACTCAAATGGATTTCTCAATGGTGTACAGTCCCAAGAGCAAATGATGTTGCGTCAAATAGCAGAGGTAACAAAGCAAGCATTCTACAAGTATGTTGATTCTTCTGCACGCTTAGATCCAGCATCTTTGCACCATGTATACGAATGGGGTCAGACTGGAAGCCCAGGTGCTCGTCTGTTTGATCTTGACGCATTCATTGGTTCTGGTTTCATTAGGTTTGTATCCAAGTTTCTACCAAGTGAGTCAATCCCACCAACAGGAAATACCCCATTTTACGACAAAGCACGAATCATGGAAGAGGGTATTGCTGTAACGATTGAGCCACAAGAGGGTAGTGTTCTTGCTTTTGAGGGGGAAGATGGAGAGATGGTTTTTACCCCCAATAGTGTAACAGTACAAAGTCCAGGCGGTCCAGAGACAGAGGGTGGATATGAGCAGGTGTTCCGTGAGTTCTTCAACAATTATCTAGACAGAGTTTTGGTACAGGAATTGCTAAGAGACTTTTCAACAGCAGACGAGTTTTTTCGTGGATGGAGAAGGGGCATGTCTTATTCATCTGGTAAAAGGCAAGGCAAGAAGTATGCTACAATTAAGGGAGGTATTGGATAATGGCATTAAAAGATATGGTTCCTATGGTTCCAGCGGTACCCGTTAATAGATACCTTTGGAGCAAAATAGCAGAACTAGACCCAGACTTTGTTTTAGAATACAATGGCGTACAGCCATTCTTTCCCCTTGGCGAGAGTGCATCTGGCGGTACTCCTTGGGAAGAGTTGCCTACATTTGTATATGACCGAATGATGGTTATCAATCCTAACCCATTCTACCCCATCAAGAAGGAGCAGATCCACTACGCTCTCAAAGCAAATCCATCAGACTCTATGGCCCTAGGTTCTGCCGTACAGTACATTCTTGACGGCATGGACGATGTAGCACAGGATATCAATGCTTACAATAAGGACAAGGACTACGGAATCTTCTTCCATCACGTTCGGGTATTCCAAACCTCTACGCAGATCTCAAGTTCAGGGGCACAGAGGAACTACACCACAAGTCAGTATTATGTAAGTAAGTTCATCATTGAAACAGAATTTCATTACAATGAACGCAAAGCATTGCTTAACCGATAAAATTGTGGTATAATATACAACGAGGAAACACCCCTAACCGTAGTGTATCTCCAATACATTACACAATAAAAGAGGTGAAAAAATTATGGCAGTAAATTCGTACAAGCGTGGTGACTCCAAGAACATCATCGTCGGTGCAGCAGCACTATTTGTTCATTCAAGTGGTCCGCTACCCGATCCCGCTACCGCTGACATGCCAGCCTTTGCAGATGAGTCCTACAAGGATACTCTGATGAGCACAGGTGGCGAGAAGTGGCGCAACGTTGGATACACCCAAAATGGTATGGAAATCACCATCACACCTGACTTCGGTGAGGTTGAGGTTGATCAGTTGCTAGACTCCGCTAAGATCTTCAAGCAGGGTATGGAGGTTATGCTTAACACAACCTTCGCAGAGGCTACTCTAGAGAACCTTCTCTACGCAATCGCCGCAAGCCCAGCCGATCTTAACTACGGTCTTACCGCAAGGGATGCCGACACAGGTCTACCTGATACTTACTCAGGTGTCCGTGACGACTCCCTTAACGATGGTCAGCATGATAGCACTGGTGTTGGTGCAGCAGGTATCTCAGCCTCAACAGAGGGTGAGGGTCTAGTTGCAGCAACCGCAGGTTACGTCTCAGGCGTTACTGACGGTCTAGACATGTTGGAAATCAACGCTGGTAACCTTGGTGAGTGCCCAATTGAGCGTGCTCTTTGCGCCGTTGGACCAGGCACAGGTGACTGTGAGGTAGGTTCCGAGATTGAGCGTATCTACGTTGCATTCCGTGCACTTAGCATGGATGCAGTAACCGTCTCAGTTTCTCGTGACGCTGCATCAACATTCGATGCCAACTTCCGTTTGCTACCTGCAAACAATGGTTCATACGGACGTATCATCGACCGCACCTACTCAATTTCAGGTGTACCAACAATTTCATAATAAAACATACAACATAATAAACCGCAGCCCCCGTCCCTATTGGGCGGGGGTTTCGGTGTGTGGTATAATGGGGGTAGGCAAAAAAGCCTATACTACTACTTTAAGGAATAAAATGGCTACAACAGTTTATGAAACAACTGAGATTGAGTTGCTTGACGGCACCAAGATTTCTATGCGTCCACTCAAGATTTCACTACTTCGTGAGTTTATGAAGAAGTTTGGTGAGATCGCAGAGGTTGCAGATGATAACGACAAGAGCATGGATGTTCTACTTGATTGTGTCCAGATTGCTATGAAGCAATACTCTCCTGATCTCTCTGATGACCGTGAGCGTCTAGAAGATTCAATTGACCTACCCTCTGTCTACAAGGTTGTAGAAGCCGCATCAGGCATTAAGTTTGATGAAGTGGGAAACCCAGCGGCGGGACTACCTGGGACGAACTAGATCTCGCTGAGTTAGAGTCGCAAGTTTTCCTATCAGGTATATGGAAAAACTTTGAAGAGTTAGAAGACAGCCTATGCATGGCTGAACTTATTATGATATTGGAAAGTATGCGTGAGCAGGAGTACAATGATAAAAAGTTTGCGGCAGCCATGCAGGGAGTTGATCTAGATAAAGAGACAGGTAGAAGGCCGCAGCCAAAGAAAGCAGAACAAAAGAAAGCATCCACCTTTGAGGACATTCAGGCTCGTGTTTCATCGGGTGGTGCGGCTAAAGATGCTAATGACATTCTTTCTTTGCAGGGAAGGTACGGAGCACAAAAAGGTTTCCAAATGGGCAAAGATATGGGATATGCAAGGTTCACTCAAGGCGATGAAAATGCTCCCTCAAATCCCTTAGGATAAAAACTCTCTATGGTATAATGAACCATGGAGATGCCTGAATAATGAGTGATACAGACGCTAATATCAGAATCAATATTGAGACTGCCAAAGCGCAGGCTCAACTCCGTGCGTTGCAGACTCAGGTAGCAACTCTACAGAAGACCATGGCGGGTACCTCCATGGCAAATATGGGGGTAGCAGGAGCAGGTTTAGCAGCCTCCATGCCCCAACTTAAAGGCTTTAATAATGAAATTGTTACAATGGCCTCCAACACAAAGTTGTTGGACAAATCACTTGCAGGGGCATCACGAGGTATCTCTGATTCATTTACCACGATGCGTCAGTCCATTACAAAAACTGGTACAGCCTATGATTTGGCGGTACAAAAAGCAAATCTCCTAAATAGGAAATACAAAGAGGTAGGCAGAAACCTTGATGGAATGTCTACAGTTGTCAGAAGTTCACCAATTAAGAGCATGGCGACGGATTCGCAAATTGCCACACAGCGTTTGTCTATCTTTAACAGGGCATTGCAGCAGGGATCTACCTCTATTCTCAACTGGGGTAAGAACATGCAATGGGCAGGCCGTCAGTTGATGGTTGGCTTTACCGTTCCTTTGACTATTGCCGCAGGTCTGGCAGCCAAAGCATTTATGGATCTTGAGCGTGAGGTTATTAACTTCAAGAGGGTCTATGGTGACTTTGATACTTCTATTAATGAAACCAACGCAATGGCAGATGCCGTACAAGAATTAGCAATTGAGATGACTCGCCTAGGCTTCACAGCAAAAGAAACCACAGGTCTAGCAGCAGACGCAGCCGCTACAGGTTTGGTAGGAGATGAACTACTTAACGTAACAAGGCAAGCAACCAATTTGGCTACCTTGGGTATGATTAGTCAGGATCAAGCCCTAAACACAATGATCTCTCTAAACTCTGCATTTAAGATTCAGGGTCAAGAACTAGAGGACACCGTAAACTTCCTCAACGCTGTTGAGAACCAAACTGTCTTAGCACTCTCTGACGTTACAGAGTCTATTCCTTTAGTTGCTCCTGTTATTCAGGGTCTTGGTGGCGACATTCAAGACCTAGCAGTTATGCTTACCGCTATGCGTGAGGGCGGCATTGGAGCAAATGAGGCAGCCAACGCACTCAAAACATCTCTAGCACGGTTGATCACCCCAGCAAAGGCGGCACGGGATAGAGCAGGGGAACTAGGCATCAACCTAAATGCAATCGTAGAAGATAATGAGGGAGACCTCATGGGCATGATTAATTCTTTGGCTCAGGCCATGGAGGGTCTGTCTGATTTAGATACCCAGAAACTACTATCTGATCTATTTGGTAAGCGTCAGTTTGCTAGGATGGGTGCTCTCTTTACTAACATCGCTGATGACGCATCACAGGCACAACGAGTTATTGAATTGACTACCACATCTACCGCAGAACTTGCAGCACTAGCAGACAGAGAGTTAGGTGAAATTGCAGGGTCTTCAACAATGAGATTCACCTCTGCACTAGAACAACTTAAAGTTGCTATTGCTCCAATTGGCGAGGCTGTATTAAAACTTATTACACCAGTTCTTGAGTTCGGTACAAAAGTTGCAAACTGGTTTAATGACCTTGGAGATAATGCAAAGAAAGCCCTAGGTTTTCTTACAGTAGGTATCGGTGTAGTTATCCCTGGTCTAGTTATGTTTATTGGTTTGATGGGTAACTTGACAGGTATTCTGCTAAAAGGATTCCAAACCATACTGAACCTTGTTCCAGCACTTAGGAATTTGGGTGGAGGTGCTGAGTACCTATCCAATGAACAACTAGAGGCAGCAAATGCAGCGGCACAATTGAATACACAAGAGTCAGTTCTCAATAGCACTTTAAGTGCACAAGCAACAATTGTAGGAAACCTAGTTGGTCAATACAATGCACTAGCAACTAGCATGAGAGGTGTACCTGGCGGGGCAGGCCCAGCAGGAAAGCCACCAGTAAAGATGGCTACAGGAGGTAACGTACCAGGATCAGGCACGGGAGATAGGGTTCCTGCACTCTTGACTCCTGGTGAGTTTGTTGTAAAGAAGAGTCAGGCAGACAAGCACCGTGGATTCTTATCGGCACTTAATGGTGGATCAGTTAAAGGCTTTAATGAAGGGGGGTCAGTACAGGTTGGCGGTAGAACCGTTCCAGTAGGATTTGATATAGGAGCATTAGACACTCGTGCATTGGAAAAAAAGATTGCAAAGGCGTTAGAGTGGGGAGTTTCGGAAGCAGACATAGAAAGAATTATTGCACAATCTGTTGAGCAGGGTGTCACTCAGGGAATGAGCAGTAAAGAGGGCACCAAGCAAGTATCAGAGGGTATGGCAAAAGAGTTGGGGCGAGAAGGTCTTGGATCAAGACAAAAGTATAATAAAGATGGGGAACTTTGGACAGAAAAGTCTCACGTTATGGACCCCATCCGACTTAGCACAAAAGAAGTGGACGCTTACGCAGAATCTATTAGAGCAAGCGGTGATCAGGCTACTAAGGCTGGTAAGGCACAACTGGAACTTATTGATGCAGTTGGAGCATCAAATGTTAAGGTTGAACAACTTGGAGACGCAGTATTAGATCTTCCATCGGCAGTAAACCAAAGTCTAAAGGGTGGGGGGCAAATGTCTGGTAAGGCAGCAAAGACAGCCTTGTTAGACCCAGACGTATTAGCAAATACTTTCAATACGCAAAAAGAGCAATGGGCAAACTACTCTACTGATATGAATTTGTCTCAACAGGAAATTGACTCTGGGTTTGCACAAATTGATGCTGCACAAGCAGAATATGAACAGCATATTCGCAATATTTCTGACGATGCAATTGTTGTTGAACAAGCAACTACTGACCTTGGTGAAAATACAGTCGCTCTAAATAAGGTATATGAAAAATCAACACAGAATACAAAGGGTGCATTTAAAGAATTCCAAAATGAAATTAAGAAGGGGGGCAAAAACATAAGACTGTCCCTGACAGAAGAAGGAAAGAGAATTGCAAAGGCAAAGGGGTTTGGAACAAAGTCAGATGGTGTGTTCCAAACTTCACATGGAAAGGTTGCAAATAGGAGAACATCGACAGCAGCGGGTGCCCTACCAGACAGGGGTCGTCGGGGTAACTCTGCTGGTGTTACCAACTATCAAACAGTTGCAATGACTCAACGAGGCAAGGCAGCAGCACAAGCATATGAGAAAGGTCTGCAACAAGAATTGAAGGGAAGTGACCCATACTTAGCAGCAAGAGATAGAAACAGTCCACATCCACAAGCGGCTATTGATGGGGCAGATGATGCTGATTCATATGAAGCATCACGAAGGGCAGCCTTAGAGGGTTCTGACCCATACACAGATGCAAAGCAATCAGAAGGTTTGGCTGGATCTCCTAGCCAATCAAATAAAAGACTTGAAGCACTACAGAATAAAAGGGCAGGAACAACACAGCAAGCAATAGTTGCGGATCAAAAGGTTGTGGCAGCAAGCAATAGGCAGGTTGCAGCACAAAATAGATTTGCCACAGTAACAAACGTTGCATCTGCTGCAATGACTAATGTTGCTAAGGGTGCTAAAGGATTTGGTAAGGCATTGCTTAAAGGTAGTGGAAAACTATCCGCTGCAACAGGAGCAATGACAGGTGTAGTATTTGCGGCATCTATGATTCCTGGTCCGTTACAAGAACTATCACAACAGATCATGCCTGCGACATTTGGATTAATGGCTGTTCAACAACTTCTTCCATTGCTAAAGAATCCTTGGGTTGCTCTTGCTGCTGCCGTCGTCGCCGCTGGCGTGGGAATCTGGTATTTAAATAAGACCACACAAGAGGCAGCAGAAGCATCAGCAAAATATGCAAAGACAATGATGGGTGCAAGAGAAGACATTCAGAAATATTCAGACCAATTTGGAAACCTGTCTAATATTGAAAAAGAGGCACAAAGAAAAGTACAAAGAGAAACAGGAGAGTCTGTTGATGAAGAGAGTTTGTCTGAGGCAAAAGGATTTATAGAGGCAGAGGTAGGTAAAGAACTAATTGAAAGAGTTAAGTCTGCACAGTCTAATGGTGGAGCAGACGAAGCGGCAAGGTCGTTGGCGCAAAACCTAGCAAGACAAATTGGGGCAGGAACCATTAGCGAAAGTCTTGCTAATGCTATTTCTTATGAGGTTGCAAATGCAGTTGGAGATCAAGATATAGCAATAGATTCTATTATGAACGTAAATGAAATTCTTGGCCCCAATGGAAATGATTATCTAAAAGATCCTTTGCGAATCACAACAGAACTTTTAACAAGTGGTTGGGACATGGAAGAAGCAATGAACAATGCTGGATTACAATGGGATGGTCTATCATGGTATACACAAGTATTTATGATAGCAAAGGGTGATGGTACTGTTGATCTTTTTGCACCACAAGCAGCAGAGTCTGCTATTCAAGACCTTAAAATAATTGAAGAGGGTGAAGCAGCAATTGCAGAGGCACTTGCAACAGAAGCAATTAATGCAGAAGAAGCAAAGAACCAGTTTGCAGAATTAGCCAAATTGCGTAGCGAATATTCATCAAATGATGCCCTAAAGGAAGCGCAGACATTGTATGGAGATGATTGGGGAGACGATCAAACAATTCAATTCCAAGAAAGAATTATCGATAGTTTTAAGTCAAGCGTAAATATGGAACTCGGAAAAGAAAAAGGAGAAGAGTTTGTAGAGGGAATAAACAAAGCAACAGATGATAACCTTGCAGCAGTTGATTTCCTTGATCCAAAATCCATGGAAACAGCAAAAGACCAACTAGAAAATTCCCTTGCGTTATGGGAAACAGACTTGGGGATGGCTATGGGTCGGGACGACACAGAGGGAATTGCTATTGCTAAAGCAGGAATAGAAGAAATAAACGGGTCTTTGAAAAGTTTAAGAACATATGCAGAAGACCTTCCAAACGCACTAAATGCCGTTTCATCAGGGTTGATTGATATTGAAGAAGGCATGGATATAGATGACCTCATTGGAAAATGGAAAGAATACAAAGAAGAGATTCCTTCTGCTCAATGGCTAATGGGACAACTTGAACCAGAGAAACCTTTGTATGAGGCAATTTTTGGTGATGATGCACTACTTGGAATGCCCGAAGAAAAGGCTAACGAGTTGAAAGAAAATATGACTACTGCAATGATTGAAGTAACGCAAGCAGGAGGAGATATTGATGATTTGTTTGCAATGATGGACGGTGACCTGCAAGCAACTGCCGCCGCTGCTAAAGAATTTGGACACATATTTAGTGAAGAATTTGACAACCTTCCAAAGAAACAACAAACAGACTTTATTCTTAATTTTGCTACAGACACTTTAGGGTGGAGCGACGAACTTGTTGCTTGGTTTGAGGCTCAAGATCCGAATACACAAAAGGAGTTCCTCCTTACTGTTATGACTAAGTATGAAGAATACGGAACTCCTAGTGCGGCGATGGCTCTTGCCGACGACGATCCATGGACGGCACGATGGATCCATCGACAAAACCCCTCTGATTTGATACGCCAAGGGGAGACCGACGACGACGGAAAGGATCCCGCTCCAACAAAAACGCCACCGACCAGCAGCGGCAGCAGCGGCGGTAGTGAACCAGAACTAGATTGGCTAGAGCAACTACTAGAGGATACAAAAGAATCCAAAATACTTTATGGAAAAATCGTAGAAGAAGGAAAGGGCTCGATCATTGCAAGGAAGGGGTACATTCAATGGCTAAGAGAAAAAACAGGTCTAACTGAGGAGGCAATACAGGAACTTGCTAAAGACAAGGAAGCCAGAGACAGGTTTAAGGAAATGAGCAAAGCCAAACGAGACGAGTATGTTCAGAAGTCTAACAATAATGCTTTCCGTAAAGAACGTGACGACGTAAGGGCTAGAGAAGAAGAAGAGGCAAAGAAGGGAACGGTGCAAGATGAACTAGGCGACACCCTTCTCAGCCAAACCATTCAAGGCAATGAAACCCTTCTTACCTTGTACAATGGGACAAACGCAGAAAAGAAGAAAGCAACAGAACTTGGTCAAAGAATTGTTAATTTGGATTCCACGCAAATAGATCAACAGAAAAAAATTAATGATCAAATTAAGCAGCAAAACGATTACCTGCTATCGCAAATGAAGGTGTCCAAGATGGTAACATCAATGGCAATTGAGCGTGCTGCCCTTGGCGGTAAGACTCTGAACGATCTCCAAGTTGATAACAATGTTTATAATAAAGAGGCAGCATGGATTAGGGCAACACAGATCGAACCACAGGAAGAACTTATTGAAGGACAACAGGATCTTATTGATGGCTACGAAAGAGAAATAGATAAGGTACAAGAAGTCATTGATGGCTACGAGAGAGAAGTTGAGCACAAGCAACGCAAGATTGATTTGATGAATCGTGAAGATGAATTGCGTATGCGTGAATCAGATATGCTTTCACACGACCTCAAACTTATGGGGTACCAGGAAGAAACAATTAATGATACATACAACGCAAGAATTGATGCATTAACCAAGGTACAGCAAATAAATCAAAACATTGCTAAGTCTCAGCAGACACAACTAGGATTGTCTGATGCTCTTTCCCGTGGTGATATTGGTGCTGCCGCTCAAGCCGCTGCACAGATGCAATCAGAGCAGGCAGATTTTGCAGCACAAGCATTCTCTTCTTCCCTAGAAACAGCAAGAGATTCTGCTGTAAATTCTTTGACGGGACAAGATAGTGGTCTTACTCGTGATCAAATTGATGATAGGCAACGAGTACTAGAGGAGCAGTCTTACCAAAACAAACTTGCAACATTAGCAATTTCAGATGAGATCTACAACATTCAAGAAAAGATCTATGGGCAAGAAGTTTTGATTGAGGCACAGGAAGTTCTTATCTCAGAAGCAAACAAGAATATTCTTGGATATCAAGATCAAATTGCTTTGATTGAAGATGGTCGTCTAAAAACTATTGAGGATATTGTTAAAGAAAACGATAAGCAACTTGCTTTTGCTGAGTGGCAGATAGCAGCAGGCACAGCAGAGCACGACAAGGCAATTGGTCGGGCAGAGCAAGAGTTCAAGGCATTAGAGGACATTAATAATCTAGAACTTAAGAGTCTAGAAATAGAAGAGGCACAGGGCGTACAGATTAAGCAAAACCTAGATCTTATGAACTCTTTCGGAAAAGCGACAGCAAGAGCAATGAAGGCCATAAAGTCAGGAGAATTTGATCCTGTTAAGTACAGCGAAAAGGTAGGAAAGCAGTCAGCAGCACTTGCCAAGCAAATGTCATCAATTTCCTTTGACGCAACCAAGTATGAGGGTATGATTGGACCAAAGACAACAGCATCTTTTAACGTATCTCAAACAGCCTCCCCAGTCTCATCTGGTATAATGGGTGGTATAGCAGGAAACGTAACAAACAACTTTATGAATAACAGCGTAAGGGTAGATGCAGCAGGAGCAAATGCCAACGAAGTAGCAGACATTGTTATCCGTAGGTTGGAAATAGACAAGACGAAGAATACAGGAGGATAGAATGGCTGGACTATATGGACCCACAGTTACAACTGGCTTGGGAAACTCCTACATTGATAATCGCAAACGCTGGAACCGACCACAGGCTATGTTGTGGTCAAACAATCCTGGCGAGGTTGTGAAGTCTGGTCAGTATTCTGGATCAACATATCCTTTGGGGCAAGAAGGGGTAGACTTCATCGTTGTCTCTGATCATAGCAGATCCCCTATCTCAATGGACTTTCAAAGAATAGAAAATAGAATGCGTATGGTAAATGGTAATATGAGGTCATACCATACAGCAGACAAGTTAGCAATCAACTGTTCTTGGGGATTGCTGCCTTCACGATCATATCACAACAAAACAACATACGCTATGGATGGATCACGCACACCCGCAGGAGGATGTGAGTATACAGCAGACGGAGGTGCTGGTGGGGTAGATATGGTAAATTGGTACAGAAATACCAAAGGACCAATGTGGGTGTTTCTGTCATACGATAACTTTGATAAGTATGTTGACGAGAATGGAACTCCAAGTGGAAACGAAATGGAAATGCTAAACTATTTCCCTGATAGGTATCAGATGTTCTTTTCCTCATTTAACTTCTCTATTGAGAAGCGGGGCATTTACGATATGTGGAATGTATCTGTGAGTCTGGACGAAGCATAATGTACGGAGAAGAAGATTTTCAGAATTACATGAAAACATCTCACACTATCGAAACAGATAGTCGTGTGATAGCAGAATGGAATATGAACATTCCAGGTAATATTCAGGCAGTAGGCAACTATGAGGTTAGGAACGGCAACGTAGTTGAGAATGCCCCCAATGCTACAGACAGCAATACAGTTGTCACCAGTCAATACTACCAAGAAGGAGCAAGCACACCTACTCAATTTACAGACAATCGTGAGCGTATGCGTTTGCTGTACTCACTTTCAGAGTGCATAACCCCCAACCGCCCTCGTAGCGGTATCAACAAGCCATTGTACCTAGGGTACACAACATCAGACACAATATCGGCACAATACATTAATAATTATGGTAGTTTTATTGCAGAGCGTCCAAGGTATTACATGGGCTCACGCTTTGACTCATTTAAGTATTGGACTTCATACCGTGTTGATAAGATCGGTAAGGAGCGAGGTATCTCTAATGAGGATGGAACCATTGATGACGTTGCCCCCTATGTTATGTACAAGAGTCCTGTCCCTGCAAATCGCATCGTAATAAAGATGCAAACAAATGTGGGAGAAAAAAACCTTGGGCCATTCCGTGTAGGAGATGACCTCATACAAGATCCTTTGTTTGGTTCAGAAAATGCTACAGTACCTACTAGTTGGTATGTACAGTTGCGAGTCAATGGAGATTGGGAAACAGTAAAGACTCTTACAGACTCAAACATTCCTAGTGATGGATATGTGGAATTAGGTTTTGGTTATTCTTTGGGGGAGGACGCAAAGATTGTTGGCATCATGCCTACCCCCAATGCTCTACCAAATACAGCAGAAGAAGGAGACACATACTGGGTAGAATCCGCATCAGCGTACTACAAGTACAACAGACCAGAGTGGAAGGTAGTAGAACCAATTGAAGGATGGGACGTTATAGATGCTACACTACGAGACACAACCCCTGTAGCAAGCGACCTTGTAAGAAATGAGATTACTGATAAGGAAGTGCAATATATTGAGGGCATCCGTATTGTAGTCACAAACATGAACAAGCCAAACCAAACCTTTGATCTTATTGAAATGTCACCACGATTGGTAGCAGATCTAACAAATAGAGTTATGACCTTTAACGTGTCTAAGATTCTTGGAGATTTAGCAAACAGCCCCTTGCCTGTCGGCAAGTTGCTTGCTTCTACTGGAACTATGGGAATAAACAACAATGATGCTGCATTCTCCTACGAGAATACTGATAGCCTGCTATGTATTACAAATGCAGGAAAGATTGTAGACACAGTAATGCACACAAAAATTAAGGTAACTTTCTATGATGTTGTAAAGAATGTGATTGTGTCTAATGAAAGCGCATTGGGTAAAATACAAACAGAGGAACAAAACGTTCACATTCCTATCAAGACCTTGTACTCTGATGGCTTCCCTCAATCGACTGGTCAGTTTGATACCGTAGATGTTACATTACGAGACAAGTACAGTTTCTTGGAAAGTGAGAAAGCACCAGAATTGTTCTTGCAGGATATCTCTCTATCCTTTGCTATCGTAATGCTGCTTGACCATATAGGTTTTACAAACTACAAGTTCTACCGATTGGAAAATGAGCAAGACGACATTATCCCATTCTTCTTTGTTTCTTCTGGCAAAAACGTAGCAGAGATTTTGCAACAACTTGCTACCGCCAGCCAATGTGCTATGTGGTTTGATGAGGAAAACAACCTTTGTGTTGGTACTCGTGAGTGGCTGTTCTCTAATCAAAGAGAAGCCGTTGGTGTCTTGCGTGCAGAAAATGATGAGGAGGGATTGGCTAACGTCATAAGTATTGCGTCAAGAGAAAAGAAGGTAGTAAACAACGGAAGCATCTCATTTACTGAACGGTACATTCAAAGAGAGTTCGAAACAATAAAGCAAGCATTCCATACGTCAAGATGGAAGAACTGGACATACAAGCCTGTGCTACTTTGGGAGATTGCTCCTGATGAAACATTGCGAACATACAATACCGTATCTAAAGAAGGTAGCATCTACTCCTTGAGTGCTCTCCCCTTATCAGAGGATATTACAGATCAAGAGCCACAGGTTGTTGGTGGAGAAATAGTAAATAACGTAATGGAGTTTGGTGAGGGCATTACTTGGCTGGGGCGAGCCAACGGATACTTTTATGCTAACGGAGAGATTATTAGGTTTGATGCTATTGAATTTTCTATATCTGGACTAGGAACTAGGTGGGTCACAGACAACGATGACTACCAGGGATACTTAGCAGACTTGCCATTTGGGGGCAAGATCTATGCCACAGGTCGTGTGCGTATTTGGGCAGAGCCAACCTATGATCAAAACGGAAACTATGTTTCTATCAACGCTCATGGTCGTGGTCAATTTGGTACGCCAATTGTAGAGCACAAAGCAGGGCTAAACGAATACTGGACAGACAACACAAACTGCTACGGTTTGCAAATGGATTCATCATACTTGTACTCCCCTGACCACATTCGCAAATATCCTTTAGGTATGGATAATGCTATCTCGGCTATGGATGATAGCGTCCATCTTAATGCTAGAAACTCAGACAGGACTAGCGTTATCAAAAACTTTTTAGCAGATACATTCCAGACGGAACAGGAAAACTTTAGATTTAACTCAACCAACAGAGGAACGGTACAGGCTTCTTCACTTGTATTTACTGGCCCCAAAGACTTTGAAGATCGTGGAGACAACCAAGCCAAAACCGCAGACAACCTAACATATATCTTGAAGGACTTTGGTGCCGAAGCCCCATATCATCACTACGGCACTCGCATGAGAATTATTGGAGAGATTCTCTCTAACTCTAACACTAAGCAAACTGCCGTGGGGCAGAGTGAATATGTAACGCTACAACCAGACAACCCATCTGAGCAGGTTAACATTGTGGGTGGTGGAGGTGGCCTAGCCATTCAGGTAGATCCAACTACAAGTGGTGGGTACTTCTATGAATTGGTGGCCCTATCAGAGGACGGCAACCCCAAGAATCCAGCCAACCCAACATACAACGCTACAGTAACCATGACCCCAGACAGAGGAACATCTAAGGTAGTCATCTCAACAGGTGTTGAGCACAACATAGAAGAAGCAGATAGGTTTGTAGTAACGTACAATGGCTCAGATCCATCACTTAAAGCACTATCTGGGGAGTGGACAGCAGAGGCGGTAGAGGTTAAGCAAGGAAAGGTACGCATTCGTATTGATGGAGAATACAGTTACAACGGTGCGGAGACAGTAAAGATCCAGAAGATTGGTTCTGGTGCAGTTACACTATCTAACATATTCTTTTACAAAATGCAAGAGAAAGATGGCGAGATGATCCCCTTGGTTATGTGGGAAGGTCTTGCAGAGATCTTGGTAAATGAAGGAAAGTTTACAGAGAGTTTCAGGATATCAACAAACGAAAAAGAAACCATCTATGATATGGGTGTAGAATTTAAGGACACATCTAACTCTCGCACATTCTATCTATACTTAAACAACAAGCAAATTGCTACTGTCACAGACGACGATCCAATTCAAAGGCCAAGAAACACTTGTGCCATGTTTGTAAGAGGAAAAGCAAAGTGTATGTTCAGCAACATCTATGCCTTGACTGAGAGAATATCCGAAAACCCATCTGCGGTGGCAGCAAATAATATCTCTGATGTTTTTGGAACAAAGAGCATTACTCAAACAGAGTCAATTAGAAAGTATGGAATCTCTGGAATGGTTCGTGAGTCCTACCTATCAGGAATCAAGACCGAAGGTGCCCCAGACTATCAAATGTATTTTGATGAGTTTGGAACCATTATGCGAGAGTGTGCCTATATAGAGGCCAAGTACGATCAGGCATATCCAGCACTTGCCGCTATGCTGGCTTCTCCAATTAGTAATGCAAAGGGGTACAGCACTTCTGGCTTCATAGCAGGAGCATATGGAGCAGAGTTTTTGGTATTCAATAACACAGACACAGCATTGCAACTTGACGCAGATAGTGGCAACTTCTTGAGAATTATTGGAGTGTCCTTTACACAAGACACAACAAAAGAACTTACCGTAGACGATTACTACGGCAAGGTAGGAGACTTGTCCAAACTAAATAATCCAGACACAAATGTTTCTGCCCAAGAGTACCGTGAGAAGTATAATCAAATTATTACATCTCGTAGTAAGTATGGTGTAAAAGATTTCGATGGTATGAGTAGTGATTACATCCAAAACACGGCACAGGCAGAAAATATGATAGGGTGGATTATGAGCAAAACAATGGAGCCAAAGCAAATGATTGGTATCAATGCCTTTGGTTTGCAGCACACAGAGTTGGGCGATATCTATACCCTCAACTACAAGGTTCTAGATGGTGTTGATGCCATTTCCAATGAAGAGAAAAGGTTTGTAACATATCAGGTTGATTACGGTAAAACTGAGCAAGGCGTAAATATGTCTTTGTATTTGGTGGAGGTGTAAGATGGCTACCTATGCTGAATTGCAAGCAGCCCTACAACGAGAGCACGAGCATTGGAAGGCTACTGGTGAAAGTAGAACAGCAGAGTCTACAAGGCTAAGAAACTGGTGGGCAGGGTATCAAGCCCCAGCCCCAGCACCCGCACCACCTCCTGCTCCACCACCCCCTCCACCTCCCCCACCTAAGGGACAGGATGCTATAACCGCTAATGTGCAGGTTGGAGATACAAACATAGTTACTTGGACCAAGACTGATATGTCTGTGTCTCAATTGGAGGAACTATATTTTCAAGATGTTGGCGGCACCGAAATTCTTTCTGTAGCAAGGCACGACAATATCAATGGAGAAGAGACAGCATACCGATACCTAGGCAATGTTGATGAGTTGCAGATGCAGTTCAACAGCCTAAACCTTATGCTAAACAATGATATTAGAAACATCTTCAACAAGTTTGCTATTGATATGTCCAAGAGAATCCCTGACCTAGAGGCAGCCGTAGAGAGCGATACCACAGGGTTTGTGGTATACTTAGATAGTGTCAATGAGGATGAATATGTCCAACTTGAAGTTGCAACAGAGCACGAATTAATACAATTGGAGGTAAACCCATGATCACCAATAACGGCAAAGACCTTATTGGAAAGTACCTATTGGGTCAGGTTCCCTCCTATGCCTCCTATATATCTTTTGGTTGCGGGGCCGATCCTTTGGAACTAGCCAAGGGAGATGAGACAGAAATGAAGTTTGAGATGTTCCGTGTTCCTATTTCGGCAAGGTCTTTGCTAGGAGATCAAATCTCTTTTGCTGCTGAGATTCCCTTTGATCCTCGCTACCGCATTACAGAGGTTGGGGTATGGTCAGATGGCTCAAATGCCCTCTCACAGAGCGATAGCCGACTTATCTTCTCCTTTGTGGATAGTGAGAACTGGAAGATTTATGATGCCGATCCTAACGTTCCCATTTCTATTCCTGTAGTTGCTGACCCTCTATCGGAAAAGACACTTGCTGATGAGGATGGGGTCATTCGTGTTGTAGATGAAGTGTTCTGGTGCAATGCCTCTAACCAAACCCTTGTCCACAAAGTAACAAGCGGCTATGATCGCAGAGATGAAGGAGCAAGGTTCCTAAATCAGACTCTATTTGTTCGTGGCGATACGCAGAAGAAGATCTACATCGACGGTCGTAACGTAGACCTATCACAAAACTCACCAGAGGATTTGCTTAAATTGGCGGTAGCCCTACACAAGACAACACCTGAGGAGCCTACCACAACAAACTTTACCCCACCAACAATTACTTTAAGGTTTATGCGTGACCCAGGCAACCCCACATCAGGTTTCGCAGAATTCACCGTACAGCCAAATCTTACAGATGAAGATGACTCAACAACATACAAAAAGTATCAGGTTCTAGAGCAGAAACTAGACGATCTAATCTACTCCGCAAACTTTACCTGGAAAGAAACACGATGGGTGGAAATGGAAATATCAAACGGTAGTGCAGATTGGTATCTAGCATTCGATGCAATGCGCTTTGATAATAAAACCACCCCAAACCCCCTATATGTTATGTCTGGATACACCGTCCCAGATGAGATTGTCAACAAGATCGCTGGTTCTAACTCATTCCTAGAATTTAGATTTGGTCTAGAGGTTATGTAATGTCTAAAAAAGTAGAAGTAAAGTACGAAGATATGCCTGAGGTTCCAGAGGACTATTTCATGGTCAGAGCCCGTGTGGTATCTCTTGATGAGAACCGCACCTCCCATTGGGTATATTTCACGGTTCCCAATCCCAACCCTAGTGTGGTATAATAGGACTATGGCTAGAGTACCCTTACCCGAAAGAGGACAACCACTAGACGTTGCCTATATCTATTCCCTTGCATCTGCCATCAATGATTTGGCGGTACAGGTTTCGGATAATGCTACAAACTACTCAACAATCTATACTACTACAATGGGTAATCAAAACTTTAAAACAAGTGAATTGAAGTTTATTACAGCCACAGAGCAGGTTGTGAGTGGCGAGTCAGTTATTGCTGATACTACAAAAGATTTATCTTTCAACTTTCCTACAGACTACAAGTACATTCCCGTAGTTACAGTAAGCCCTGTGAACGTGGGAAAGAACAACTACGGAAATAACATAATTGTGTCGATCAAGGAGGTTACGACAAGTCGTGTTGACTACACGGTTCGGTACAACGTTACTGGATCTGTTTCCCTGTCAGTTAATATTGTAGCGGTAGGAATTCCTCAGTAATGTCGGATGTTAAACCTCCCCGTGCACCTCGTCGTACCAAAACCCTATGGTTCCTCAATGGAACATTAGTTAAGAAGATTCACATTTCCAGGGCACAAGGAATGATTACTTTACATGATATTAATAGATGGGAAAAGTTTATGATCCCTCTGTCCGAATGGAAGAAGAAGCGGAGGCGTGCATACCTAGTTAGTGAAACTGCTAGATTATTAAACTTACACCGAAAATCCCTGCCTAGATTAGTTAGCCGTGGTATTCTACCACCCCCTGTAGGTGCTACCAAGGACGGCATCCCTGTGTTCGGTAAAAAGGCATACTACAGCGAGGATACAATCAAGGATATGAGAGAGATTTTAGCGGGGCAGCACATAGGACGACCTCGTAAAGATGGATTCATTACAAATAATAAAACACCCACGGCCCTAGAGTTATCAATAGCCATGGGGGATTCGACACAACTATATACTAAAAATAAATCAGGAAACTTTATTCCTGTGTTCGCAGAAGAAATATACGACTGACCCCTTGACAAAATCAGGGGTAGTGTGTATAATATACTTATAGAGAAAACCTTTGAAGGAGGTTATTATGGAAAACACCAAGGTTACTTGGACACTAGGTTACACACTTAATACTGGAAACTTCCAGTCACTACGCCTTGACGCTTCTGTTGAGGACTATGTTCGTGAAGGTGAAACCACTAAAGATGCATCAGATAGAGTCTATGCATTCGTTGAGCAAGAGTTGGTAAATAAATTGGCAGAAGCCAAGGAGGAACTAAGTGGCTAAGAAACAACCAAAGTATGCCGTACTTGACTATTGGAAAGATTCGGTGTATAATACTTATGGTTTCTACCCACAAATGAATAGGAACACAGAACAATGGGCTGCTAGAGATTTAGTAGATTCTTACGGTATGCCTACTGTCCTTGAGTTAATAGATTATTACATTTCTATTTGTGCTACTACCCCAAAATGGGATACCTTTAAGTACAAGTGTGATGACCTCTTGACTAAGAAAAACGAAATAGAAGAAGATTTAAGATTACGAGAAGAAAACAGGAAGAAGGCAAAAGCGTGGCTACTAACCTAGAAGATAGGCTGTTGAGTGCAGTCCTAAAAGATGCACAGATTCACGTTCTGCTACAGGCAGATGCAACTAAGTTGTTCCGCACACACGGGGATGTGTGGGAGTTTGTTCGGAAGTATTACGAGCAGAACCAAGTTGTGCCCACCGTGAATCTCGTGAAGGAGAGGTTTATTGACTTTGAGCCACAGATTGAGGTAGGAGCAACCAAGCACCATCTAGACGAATTGCGTGCTGACTACCTGCGGGACAACCTTCGCAACACTCTACGCACAGCGGCAACGTCCGTTCAGGAGGGTGAGACTGTTGAGGCATTGGATAAGTTGATTGCTGATGCTGCTGAACTAAAGAGGATAACTAGTGAGGTTCGTGACCTAGACGTATCAGACATTGACAATGCTCTGGACTACTTTGAGCAAGTTCGTATCCTAAATGAGTCTGGCTCCCACGGCATTCGCACAGGGCTACCAGGCTTTGATAACTACCTACCCGCAGGTATTACACCAGGGCAGTTGGGTGTGCTTCTTGCCTACCCTGCTATTGGTAAGTCCTGGTTCGTTGTTTACATGGCGGCACAGGCATGGATGCAGGGACGCTCACCACTTGTTATCTCTATGGAGATGACAGAGCAAGAGGTTCGCAACCGCTTCTTCACCGTGCTAGGTGCAGGAATGTGGCGGCATCGCAAGTTGAGCCGTGGTGAAGTAGAACTAGATCAAATGAAGTCATGGATGGAAAAGACATTCGCAGGCAAGCCACCTATCCATATCATTTCTAATGAGGGTATTGGCGAGATCAATCCTGCTGTTGTGCGTGGTAAGATTGACCAGCACTCACCAGACATTGTTTTCCTAGATTATCTTAACTTGATGACTTCTAACACCAAGGCAGACTCAGAGGTTGTTAAGATGAAGAATCTAAGCCGTGAGTTGAAGTTGCTTGCCCTATCAAGTGCTGTTCCTATTGTGGCTATTTCATCTGCTACCCCTGATGACGTAACCCGCATGGACGTAGCACCTACCCTTGGTCAGACCTCTTGGTCACGCCAGATTGCATATGACGCTGACTGGCTGTTGGCTCTGGGCAGGGCAGCAAATAGTGATACGCTAGAATGTGTATTCCGCAAGAACCGTAACGGATTCCTAGGAGAGTTTATGCTCACAGTAGATTTTGACTCTGGTAGTTTTATCTACAAGGACTTTGAGGATGACGACCTGTAATCACGACTACGTTGAGTGGAGGGGTAGAGAGATCTGTCAGGAGTGCGGTGTTGAAAAAGACTACACAAATGAGTAAATGATGGTATAATATGTTCCATGAAAACTGCACATCGGAGTATCAAAAGGTTCTCTATTGACGGAAGGATCATATCATCCACAGCGTTCTCCCGAATGCAGCAGATCTACTCAGAGGTACTAGAAGAACAAATGCGGGAGGCAGGATATGTACCACGCCTTGACCTCATGCCAGAATGGACAACTTCATATCAGAAATCATATTACGAATTTGAAATATCCATATACGGGACATACGTCGGAAGGAAAAAAGCAAAGTGCCTAGAAGGAGTAGAAGGCGGGAAGCCAGTCTATTTTCACCAGAACAGACCGAAAGAGTCATCCTTGCCTCAGGCGGCACCATAGCAGGAGAAGTAGACACGGACTGGATCATATTCTGTCCGTACCATGCCAACACCCGAACACCTGCTGCTGAGATCGACAAAGAGAACGGCACGTTCTTCTGCTTTGGCTGTCGCAAGATTGCATCTCTCATGGAGTATGTGATGGAGATGACGGGCCAGAATGAGTTTAGTGCCCTGCGTCTTATCAAGAAGTATGAGCAAGAGGTAAACTTTGTTGATGTTCTAGACAAGAAGTTGGTTGAGAAGCCTGACTATGTTCAGTTTGATAACGAAACGGTAACAAGGCTGCATGAGCAAGCACTTTCAAGTGACCGTGCCCGTGACTACTTTGCGGGTAGAGGAATAACAAACCTAACAACATATAAACTAGGATACTCACAGGCACAGGATATGGTGACAGTTCCTCAGTTTGATCCAAGTGGAACTATCTGTGTGGGATGGGTGGCTCGTAGCATTGAGGGCAAGGACTTCAAGAACACCCCCAAACTACCTAAATCAAAGATACTATTCAACCTACACAGGGTTAGAAGTTCGGAGTATGTCTATGTAGTAGAGTCATCGTTTGATGCCATTAGGCTGCACGATGAGGGCGTTCCCGCTGTTGCTACATTAGGGGCAAACGTATCCAATAAGCAATGCGACCTAATGAAAAAGTATTTCAATCAAGTTTATGTTGTACCAGATACCGATGAGGCAGGAAAAATGATGGGTGAAAAGGTATTGACTCAGTTGGGTACTCGTGGTATAATTATAGGGTTGCCAGATCGCTACAAGGATGTTGGTGATCTTACAACAGAAGATATAACTAAATTACATGATAAAGTACAAAATCCATTAACATTACTAGGAGAAAAAATATGAGCATTGTAAAAGGTCTCAAAAACGTAGAGACAATTGTTAACAAGAAGACATACGACTCAAGTGGCCCCAAGACACGTTGGCTACAACTTGACGACGGGCAGAGTGCAAAGATTCGCTTTGCTAACGAACTAGACGAGGACTCACCAAACTTTGACGAAGGTCGCAATCTTGCTATCGTCGTTCGTGAGCACTCCAATCCCAAGGACTACAAGCGTAAGGCTGTTTGTACCATGGAGTCAGAGGGACGAGACTGGGCAGAGGAGATGCACCGCAAAGATCCAAAGGCAGGCTGGGGCGGTCGTAACCGTTTCTACGTCAATGTCCTAGTGGACGACGGCATGGAAGATCCATACATCGCAGTATGGTCACAGGGACTAGGTAAGCAGTCTGCTGTTCACACTATGTTGGAGTACACCTCCGACACGGGCAGCATCAGTAACCTAACTTGGAAGATCAAGCGTCAGGGCACAGGAACCGACACTACCTATGTGTTGCTCCCAACTGCTCCTGATTCTGAGCCTTTCGATTGGTCACCATACGAACTATACAATCTTGAGAATGTTGTTCGTAAGGTTCCCTACGCAGAGCAAGAGCAGTTCTACCTTGGCTTTGAGGGTGGAATGCCCACTTCATCTGCAAGCACCACAAACATTAACTGGTAAGGTGGTTGGCGGTGGGGAATGCCCTCACCGCCACCCCCTTCCGTCTAAACAAATTAATAAAAGCAGCAAACTATTTGGTCAGGGCTGAGAAAGCCCCCCACCAAAAATATACTTAGGAAAGGTAATGCCAAACATAAAATTTCTTATGCGACCAGAGACAGTAGGCTTTGAAGCCCCTGTGCCTGCAAGCAAATGCGTGCCAGACTGGTATGTAAAAACACTTCCCTACATTGATGAGCAAACAAAAGAGTTGCCGCTAACTAAAGACGGTGGAGTAAATAGAACTATCAAGAGTTGTATGCCTGTATTTGATGCAATGACTCAAGGATACATATGGAAGACTCCCTGCGATATACAATTTAACTTAGATGAATTCTCAAGGGTCACTCACCCAAACATGCCTTTTCAGGTTTTAGATTTTACTCATTCTACGCAACAGACACAACACTATCCTAATTTAGGTCAAGGGTTCAAGTGGATGTTGCCCTTCCAGATTCAGACCCCCAAGGGGTACAGCACTTTATTTAAACATCCTTCACATCAGGACTTGCCATTCACCACACTAGAAGGTATTGTGGATACAGACAGGCACCCCATTCCCACGCATTGTCCTGCGTATATTCCTGCTGAGTTCCAAGGTGTAATACCCAAGGGCACTCCCATCGTTCAGATGATCCCATTCAAGCGGGAGGCATGGAAGTCAATGTCAGAGGTAGATGGTAGAATAGAGGAAAGAGTCATACAGTTTGCAACCAAGTTTGAAAAACAATATAAGATAAACTACAGAGATAAGAAGGTATACAAGTAATGTATTCACCCTTGCACGTTCACACTCACTACTCACCCATGGATGGTGTAGCCACCCCTCAAGAATATATTGATAGGGCATTGGCAATCGGCATGGAGTCAGTAGCCATCACAGACCACGGCACGCTATCAGGTCACCGTGAGTTCTATCGGGTAGCCAAGGAAGCAGGCATCAAGCCTATCCTAGGTATCGAAGGCTACTTCACTAAGGATCGCCACGATAAGCGAGACAAGGCAGAACGCACAGACCCACTAGACTTAAACTACAATCACTTGGTAGTGCTTGCTAAGAATGCTAAGGGTCTTGCCAATCTATCTAAGATTAGTGAGATTGCTTGGACGGAGGGATTCAACCGAAAGCCACGCTTTGACTTTGAGATCCTAGACAAGTACGGTGATGACCTTATCATTACCTCTGGCTGCATGTCGGGTATGATTAACAAGGCTATTGAGGCTGGTGAGTTTGCCGTAGCCAAGGAACATCTCAAGTGGTTTGATGATCGCTTTGGTGATGACTTCTACGTTGAGGTTATGCCACACAACCAACCAGGCATGAACGCTGCACTAGTGGAGTTGGCAAAGGAAGGTGGCTACCAACTTGTAGTGACTCCTGACTGCCACCATGCAACGTTAGATCAAAAGATCATCCAAGAAGTTATGCTACTTAATAACACTCACGCAAAGATGGATAAGGAAGCAGACTTTAAGAAGTCTCTCAAGTATGACAACCTCATGGAACGGTTTGACTACCTCTATGGCTCTGACCGCATGATGAGTTTCAATAAGTTTGATATTCATCTGCTTGATTACAATGAGATGAAGTCTGCTATGGGTGATGACTGGGACGAGTCAATGGCTACTAATTCTCTTGCGGCAGCAGAAAAGGTAGAGGACTACAATATCAAGTCTAACCTAAACCTACTCCCTGTCACACACAAAGACAGCGACGAAGAGATTCGCACCCTTGCCTTTGCAGGGCTCAAGGATCTCAAACTAGATGAGCATCCAGAATACGTTGAGCGTCTGGAAGAAGAGTTGTCCATCATCAAGGATAAGAAGTTTGCACCCTACTTTATTGTTGTGCGTAACATGATCCAATGGGCAAAGAAGAATGACATTATGGTCGGCCCTGGTCGTGGTTCTAGTGCAGGCTCACTCCTGTGCTACACCCTAGGCATCACAGAGGTAGATCCTATTGAGCATAATCTTTTGTTCTTCCGCTTCATTGACCTTGACCGTGATGACTGGCCTGACATTGACACAGACATTATGGACACTAGGCGTGAGGAAGTCAAGCAATATCTAGAAGCACAATACAAGCACGTTGCCTCTATCGCTACTTTCTTAACTTTCAAAGATAAGGGTATGGTGCGTGACATTTGTCGTGTGCTCAACATCCCCTTGGGTGAGGTCAACCGTGCCCTAAAGAACGTAGAGACTTGGGATCACTTCTGCTCCTCTCGTACCACAGCAGACTTCCGTGAGAAGTACCCAGAGATTGTGGAGATCGGTGAGCAGTTGCGTGGTCGTATCCGTGGCACAGGCATCCATGCCGCAGGCGTGGTGACTAGCAAGAAGCCTATCTCGCAGGTTACTGCTATTGAGACTCGTGTAGATCCTTCCTCCAAAGAGCGTATCCCTGTAGTCGGGGTAGATATGGATGAGGCAGCAGAGATCGGTCTTATCAAGATTGATGCACTAGGGCTTAAGACTCTATCCGTTGTGCAAGACGCACTCAGCATCATTGAGGAACGCACAGGAAATAAGATTGACATAACACAAGTTAAGTTAGATGACAAGAAGGTGTACGAAATGCTTGCAGCAGGTCGCACCAAGGGTGTGTTCCAATGTGAGACTACACCTTACACTAACTTGCTTGTCAAGATGCAGGTTTCTAACTTTGAGGAACTTGCTGCTTCTAACGCTCTCATTCGTCCTGGTGCTATGAAGTCTATCGGTCGTCAGTACCTAGACCGCAAGAATGGCAAGCAGGCTGTAGAGTTTATCTCACCTTTGATGAAGGACTGGACAGCAGACACATTCGGTCTGATCCTTTACCAGGAGCAGGTTATGCGTGCTTGCGTAGAACTAGGCGGTATGACGAAGGGCGAAGCAAACAAAGTCCGTAAGATCATTGGTAAGAAGAAAGACGTTAAAGAGTTCAACAAGTTTAAGAAGAAGTTTGTTGCTGGTGCGTCCAAGCATATTGGTTCTACTTATGCTGAGTCCATGTGGACTGACTTTGAGAAGCACGCTGGATACTCATTCAATAAGTCTCACGCTGTTGCATACTCCATGTTGTCATACTGGACTGCATGGCTCAAGACTAACTATCCTCTAGAGTTTATGTACGCTATCTTGCGTAACGAGAAGGATACTGACTCTCGCACAGAATACCTTATTGAGTGCAAGCGTATGGGTATCCCCCTCAAGTTGCCTCACATCAACGATAGCGAACTAGACTTTACTATCGAAGGCAAGGGCATTCGTTTCGGTATAACATCAATTAAGTATATCTCTGCGTTGGTTGGCGAACGGTATCTCAATCATCGTCCATTCAAGTCGTACAAGGAGATTGAGGAACTGACATACACCAAGGGTGCTGGTCTTAACAGCCGTGCTCTCAAGGCTATGAATGCCGTAGGTGCATTGACATTCCCAGACAACGCTGCTGATGAAGAGAAGGTGCGTAGCAATCTGTATGAGTACCTTAATCTACCAGAGTTCAATGTGGATGTGCCCTCGCACTTCTATGCATTCCTTGATGACTGTGATGACCATGAGGACAAGGGTGTGTTCATCTACATGGGTGTAGTGAACGGTATCCGTCAGGGTAAAGGTTGGAGTCTGGTAAACATCATGGATGGTACAGGCACCGCAGGATTCTTTGATGAACAGAACACAACTATTGAGAAGGGCAAGAGTTATGTTATACTTGTCGCAAACAATAGAGTTATGGAGTTTGTCCCTGTGGAAGAGATTCGTGACAACAAGGCTTCATTCGTTAGGTTCCTAAACCTAAAGCAACTTTCTTTTGCAGAAGATGAGTTCTATGTATTGGCTTGGAAGCCTCGCAAGACTAAGGCTGGGGCAAACATGGGATCTTTGTTGGTTGCTAATTCATCACGAGAGATGCGTGCGGTAACTGTGTTCCCATCATCTTTTGCTATGGCTCACACTCGCTTGGAGTTGGGCAAAGCATTCAAGATGGAGTTCGGTAAGACTAAGCAAGGCGATTTAACGTTGGAAGAAGTAATCAGAAACTAAGGAGAAGAATGACATATCTAAATGACATGGACGACCTGGCACACACGCTACACGCTCACGCAAAGCGTCAGGGCTTCTACGAGCCTTACGATCACATGGATGAGGCAGACTACGTTGTGTTCTACCTCAAGCAACTTGCTATGGTGCATAGCGAAGTAACCGAAGTGCTAGAAGCAATCCGCAAGGAGAAGGGCGACGAGGAAGTAGTAGAGGAACTAGCAGACATTATGATTCGTGTGCTTGACTTCTGGGCATTCCTCAATGAGACAGGCTACACAAAGCGTAGCCTAGCAGATGCTCTCAACAAAAAGGTAGAGACAAACAAGCAACGTGAGTGGCGACACGGGGTGCTTGCGTAATGAGTGTAGAGGCAGTTCTCGCACAACTAAACCCAAAGATGCGACAAGCAATTAACTTTGGTAGTGACATTCAGTATGACCGTCAGCCCTTGCCTAGCCATGCTTTGACTCGTGCCCTCAATGGTGGGTTGCCTTATGGTAGGCAGTCCCTCATCTGGGGCAGTAAGAGTGCTGCTAAGTCTTCCCTGTGTCTACAGATCGTAAGTATGGCTCAGGAGGCAGGCAAGTCCTGTGCTTGGATCGACGCAGAGCAATCGTTCGATCCATCCTGGGCACACAAGTTGGGGGTAGATGAAAAAAACCTCATCGTATCAGAAGCAAAGACAACTAATGATATGGCAAACACAGGCACAGACCTTATGAAGGCAGGCATTGATGTGTTGGTTGTTGACTCTATCTCTGCTCTCCTACCCGCCATCTACTTTGAGAAGGGTAATGAAGAGTTGAAAGACTTGGAGAACACAAAGCAGATTGGTGCTGAGTCAAAGGATATGGGCAACGCAGTAAAGATGCTGAACTACGCTAATAAGAAGACACTACTTATTCTTATCTCACAACAGCGTAATCAGATCTCTGCCATGTACACACAGTTGCAACCCACAGGTGGTCAGGCAACTAAGTTTTATTCATCTGTTGTTATCAAACTATTCTCTTCTGAGTCGCAGAAGCAAGCACTAGAAAAGAAGATCCAGATTGGAGACAAACTAATCAATGAGGTTGTTGGTCGTAAGATCATCTGGGACGTTCAGTTTTCTAAGACCTCACCCCCATTCCAGCAGGGAGAGTATGACTTCTACTTCCGTGGTGATTCTATCGGAATCGACATTATTGGTGACCTTGTAGATCTATCAGTTAACATGGGCATCATCGAAAAGGGTGGTGCATGGTACACCTGTGAAGGCGAACGGTATCAAGGACGAGACAACCTTATCGCAGGAGTGCGTGAAGACCTAGACGTACAAGACACCTTGATTGCCAAGGTACGAGATGCCTAAATTTAATGTGTACGAAGGACAATTCATTTGCTATGAGTGTAAGGGCACAGTCCCTACAGCACGCTTCTGGACTAAGAAATACTTGCTCTCTTGGAAGTGCAAGTGTGGTCACGTTAGTGAGGTGAACTTATGAGTGAAGGGATACTAAAGGTTACAGAGTCAGGGACATACACATTGTGTGAGGTCTGTGGTTTTATCAGATCTGATATGTCCCCCGATAATCATGTGAGGGTGGTGCATCATGGTCTTCCTCCCGAAGACATTCTACCCCAAAGCAAAAGTAAAACTTTGGAGCGAAAGGGTTGAGAAGTGGTAGATTATAATAAACGAGAAGCATCAGAAGCAAAACGTATGGGAGCAAAACTTCATAAAAATTCGGGAAGAGGGATGAAAAAAGGCGACGGCACATGGAAAAGATTCCTAGTCGATTGGAAGTTTGCTAAGAAGTCCTTTACTTTAAATAAAGATGTATGGTCTAAGGTAGTAACAGACACACTAAAGTCAGATAGAGAAAAGAATCCTGCACTCATCATTGTGCTAGGAGAAGGCAACGACATTGTTCGACTAGCAATTATAGAACAAGAAGTGCTTGAACAACTTGACACAGACAATAGCGATATGGTATAATATATCTAACAACAGAGAGGCTTGTAATGAGCGACAGCGTAATAGAGTTGGTAAACGAAGTATCAGAGTTTACTGATATTGCCGACTACATGAATGACGATGCACTTACAGAGGTGCTGGCAACTATTGTAAAACTAATAGCACAGCCAGACATTCCTGCAACTGCTGCTATTCCACTTATCATTAGGTTGGAAGCGTGGGCGGCTGCGTTCAACATGCAAGCAAGTTATTACACGAACATTGACAAAAGTGATCGTGCTAGGAAGAATCTTTATTATTCAATCACCGACTCCACACGCCGTCTTGTCGATGCTTTGAAGTATACGACAAGGAATGGTTATCGTGGCTAAGAACCTAATGAAGGAACTAATTGTGGCACACAAAGGAAAGTCTTGGTTAAACGCAAATGAGTTCACCAAGCGACTAGAAGAAGGATACTTGCGTCAGTTTGGAAGCAAGTTCACAACTAAGAAGACCTTTGCTCCATCAGGTCTGGCATGGAACCAGGGCGAGTGTCCTCGCTATTGGTACATCGCATTCAACGGGGCAGAGTTTGTAGATGACGAGCGTGAGGCAAAGGCAGTAGCCAACATGCAGCACGGCACAGTATCTCACGAGCGTATCCAGAAGGCACTAGATCTATCTGATATTCCCGCTGAGATGGAGGTTAAGATTCGTAATGAAGATCCTCCTATCTTTGGGTATGCTGACGGCATCCTAGATTGGGCTGGTGACGAGAATGTTGTGCTAGAGATCAAGACCATGCGTGAGGAAGGCTTTGCTAGAGTCAAGGCCGCAGGCAAGCCAAAGAAGCATCACATCTTCCAGTTGCTCGTCTACATGAAGATCCAAAAGGCAACCAGGGGCATCATCATGTATGAGTCCAAGAACGCTAATGAGTTGCTGGCTCTTCCTGTTGAGATCAATGACACCTACCGTGATTACATGGACTACCTATGGGGTTGGCTCCGTGAGGTTAGGTCTGCCTTTGACAACGACACGTTGCCTGAAAAGAACTACCGATCAAATTCAAGGGTATGCAAGAACTGCCCAGTCAAGGCTACCTGTGATACACTTGGAGATGGAGTAATCAAAATTAAATCGTTGGAGACCGTACCAGATGCTGAAGAACTGTGAGTGGTGTGGAAAAGACTTTGATGCTAGTGTTTCCTATCAAGTCTACTGCTCTGCTGAGTGTAGAACTACTGCAACAAAAGACAACACATCACAGAAGCAAAGAGCAAAGAAGGCAGAAGCACGAAAGAGCAAAGACCGTAGGTGTACAACCTGTGGTAAACCACTTTCAATATACAACGATGAAAACTATTGTTCCTCTTGTATCGGAAGTAAAAAAGATTACAAGAAATTTCTAAGGAATATTAAGTGACACCTTTTCTGTCTGTTGACTCCTCTACGCAGTCCTTAGCATTTGCTATCTGGACTAAACGACTTGAGGCTTGGGGAAAGATTGTATTTAAGCATGAGGCAAAGGGCATCTACGATAAGGTGGGAGTCATAGGGAAAAAGACAGGAGCGTTCACTAATGAACTTCTGGAAACCTGGGACATAACTAGAATGATAATTGAAAAGCCTATCTTTGCCAACAGTCCTATGACTGCTGCTAACCTGGCCCTTGCACAAGGCTCTCTCGTAGGTGCTGCGCTGGTTTCAGGTGTTAAGGAGGTAGTTGGGGTAGAGCCGATTACCTGGGCCGCACACATCGGCAACGCAAATTTAAATAAGAAAGAAAAGGAACAGATCAAGTTGGACTTTCCAGGGCAGTCAGCAAACTGGTATAAGACTAAACAAAGAGATTTCCGCAAGCAACGCACTATGGACTATGTAAATAATAGATTTGGAATAGATATTAAAGATAATGACGTAGGGGACGCTATCGGCATCGGATGTTGGGCGTTGGATAAAGGAATGTTTGACAAATAGGACGATTTAAGGTATAATAGAGACATGAGTAAAGGCCACAGCGTTGGACTACACAATAATAAGGCGTGGTTATTTAAGAGGTATTGTGTTGATAAGAAAGCAGTCAAAGCAATAGCAAAAGAGGCAGGTGTGAGCGAAGTAAGTGTTTATGCCTCTATCAAGAAGATGGGATTAAAGAGATGATACAGGAAGTTCTTTCGTATAAAGAAACCTTGACTCTAGATGAGATCAAGGGAAATGTTTTTGTTATTGATGACTTCCTTGCTCCCATTGATGCTGAATTTCTTATGCGTGCCATGTTTGATTGGGATCACTTCCCTTGGTACATGGTTCCCCGTGACGTTGCGGGGGTAGGAGAGTATGTAGAAAATCCAGACCCAAGAGATATGTATTTTAAGCATGACTTCTTTAACTCCCACTTTAATGTTTCTCCCACCATTCGCCTCATGGCACCATTTGTAGAGAAGTTGGTTCCTCGTGCCATCTCACGCATCCGTGCAAATGTATATGCAGCGAGGGAGGAGCCATTTCAGTTTGGCTTCCACACCGACTACGACGATATTGCAACGGCAGTTTACTATGTAAACACTAATAACGGTGCTACTCTGTTTGAGAGTGGTGACAGCGTTGAGTCCAAGCAAGGCAGGCTGGTGTTGTTTGATTCTAATCTAAAGCACACTACAAGGAACCATACAGATATTTCGTCAAGGATGTTGATTAACTTTAACTATGTGCCCTGCTCAAAGAAATTTGATGTAGGCCCAGGAACCTACAAAGAAATTAATTATGGATAATACTATTGACCTACCAACAAAACTAAACCAACAGAAGAAACTAGAGGAAGAGATCAATGTGCTAAATAAGAAGGTAGATGACTACACAGAACAGGTTGCTCTCGTAGACCTCATCGCTAACGCACCATCAGGGCCAGCCATCTCTGTTGCCTGTGACCAAATCAAGCGTCTGTTGCTTGAGAAGAATGTAGCATACGGCGACTCTGCCCTATCCCCTATCCAGATCTTTGCAAAAGCGGGGGCACAAGAAGGTATCGCCAACCGCATTGATGACAAACTAAATAGGATTAAGAACAATCAAACTTATGTTGGAGACAATGACCTTGACGATTTGATTGGCTACCTTATCCTTTATAAGATTTCTCAATCTAACTAATCTATTGACAATTCGTTACCATTCTGGTATAATAGATATTACCTACTAACAAAGGAAAGTAATGGCTAAGAGAATCAGGCGGTCCAAGTTCGTCCAGCAACACGATCAACTAAATACTCATTGGGTGACAACCCCATCCTATCAGGTGTCCGAACGTCGGACGTTAGAGCCTGGTGATGAGATCAAGATTACTGAGGTGTGGGGCACTCGCTTCCGTTTTGTGCGGCACGTTTACAATCCAAAGACAGAGACAGAGTGGATTGATTGCGTCGAACTACACAAGGGGCAGTATGCCCAGCAGAGGTCATTCCGACCAGAGCGTATCAAGGTTCTGCCTAAGAAGCGTAAGAAGAAGCAAAAAGAGACACAATAGTGTGATACAATATAAAGGTTGTTTCGACAACAGGGCACGACTCAAAAGGTCGTGCTCTTTTATTTACACTAAAGAATAACAAGGAGAACGACAATGAATAAGATTAAACAAACGGCTGGGGTAATAGTATCAACTGCTCTCATAGCAGCAGCAGTGGCGTTACCAGCAGCAGCAGCAGTTCCTATGGATGACGCAAAAGCGGCGGTAGGCGGATCGAACGTAGATGACGGAGAAGATGGCTGGATGGACTACCCAAGTGTTGTTCAAAAGGGTGAGAAGTATTTCCCAACAGCGGTATCATTTTATCAAGGCCCAGAGTATAAGGAAAAATGGAATAAATGTCGGCTGCATATTCGGCAGAGGGAGTCTCGCAATGTGTATGGGGCACTAAACCACAGCGGGAAATACAAAGGTGCATATCAAATGTCACCTGAGTTCTCTGTTGGTGCTGGCTGGCGGATACAAAAGAGTATGCGTGAACAGGGAGCACCGAAGGAGCAGGCGTTTAAGATAGGTGAAGACCTACGCACCACTCCTGCCCACCGCTGGCACCCGTTTTACCAGGACTGGGCATTCTGGTCGATCTTTGATAACGGCAAGGGTCAATCCCATTGGTTTTATCACGGCTCAGCGTGTTAGATCTATGTGATATAATGTTACTAACAGAAGGAGTTAGACTATGACTGAAGATGACATAAACGTTCATCTGGATGAAGTCAACAAGGTGGCAGGCGAATTTATCAAGGGTAGCACTGAGATACAAATTGCTCGCCACCTTGGTCTTCCCCGCACACGAGTGGTAAAGCACTTGACTGAGTGGCGTGGGATGATCTCAAACAATGAGGCAATTAGAGCCAGAGCCAGAGAAGCATTGGGTACTGCCGATCAGCATTACAATAGACTTATCCAGAAGGCTTACGAAGTCATTGATGCTTCTGATGCTCAAGACAACCTTGGTGAGAAAAGTAAAGCAATTAAACTTATCTTAGATATTGAAACTAAAAGAATAGAGATGCTTCAGAAGGCAGGGCTGCTAGAGAATAAAGAAATCGCAGAAGAACTCATGGAGATGGAGCGTAAGCAAGAAGTTTTGGTTAAGATTCTGCGGGAAGTCTCAGGTAAGTGCGACACATGCAAGGTAGAAGTAAGTAAGCGTCTTGCAGATGTAGCAAGGCCAGAGGAAGTGATTACAGTCAATGTCGATTGATTTCGATGATTTCCTAGGAGCACTTGACGAGAATCCCTTTGAGGAGTATCCCGTTGGTGTAAGAGAGTTTGTTCGATCCCCTGACTACTTGGGGCAGCCAGAGTTGTCGGACATTCAGTATGACCTAGTAGAAACCATGAGCCAGATTTATAAATTGGAAGACTTGCAGAGGTTCATGGGAGATAGAGATGGGGCAAGGCATCATGCTAAATACACTAAAGCAGAAGTTATCCTCCAATGCGGCAAAGGTTCTGGGAAAGACTTTACTTCTACTGTCGGTGTGGCTTATCTGGTGTATAAGTTACTTTGTTTAAGAGATCCATCAGGATACTTTGGCAAGCCAACGGCTGACGCTATTGATATTATCAACATCGCCATCAACGCACAGCAGGCAAAGAACGTTTTCTTCAAGGGCTTCCGTTCAAAGATCGAACGCTCACCTTGGTTCGCAGGAAAATACGAAAGCAAGATGGATAACATTGAGTTTGATAATTATATTACAGTTTACTCTGGTCACTCAGAGCGTGAGTCACACGAGGGTCTAAACCTTATGCTCGCTGTGCTTGATGAGATCTCAGGATTCCAGCAGACCTCTGCCTCAGGCAACGAGGGTGCAAAGACCTCAGACGCTATCTACAAGGCGTTCCGTGCATCAGTCGATAGTCGCTTCCCTGACTATGGAAAGGTAGTGCTGCTGTCCTTCCCTCGCTACAAGGGTGACTTCATTTCTCAACGGTATGAAGAAGTAATCAATGAAAAGGAAGTAATACCAAAGACCCATCAGTTTATTATGAATGAAGAACTAGGAAATGCAGACGGGAACATCTATGACATTGAGTGGGAAGAAGATCATATTATAAGTTACAAGGTTCCTGGTGTGTTTGCTATCAAGCGTCCTACCTGGGATGTAAACCCCACACGTTCTATAGATGATTTTAAGTTGGCGTTCTACACAGATCCAGGCGATGCCCTTATGCGTTTTGCCTGTATGCCTATGTTCCACTCTGATGCATTCTTCAAACAGCGTGACAAGTTAGAGTTGGCTATGAGCATCCCTAACCCTGTTGATAAGTTTAAGCGTATCGAACCTAGATGGGAACCTAAACCAGACATAGAGTATTTCGTACACGCTGACCTTGCACAGAAGCACGACAAGTGTGCCGTGGCTATCGCACACGTTGACCGCTGGGTAGAGGTAAAGTCATTCAATGACTACAAGCAGATCGTACCATTCGTAGTAGTGGACATGGTTGCATGGTGGGAACCAAAGATCGAAGGCCCAGTAGATCTATCAGAAGTTAAGAATTGGATCATCAGTTTGCGACGGCAGGGTATCAATTTAGGTAGAGTAACCTTTGACCGTTGGCAGTCATTCGACATTCAGAATGAATTAAAGCAAGTAGGCATTAAGACAGCAACGCTATCAGTAGCAAAGCAACACTACGAAGACATGGCAATGCTTGTGTATGAGGATCGTGTTGTCATGCCACAGATTGAATTGCTGCTTGATGAACTAACAGAGTTGCGTATCGTATCTGATAAGAAGGTAGACCACCCTCGCAAGAAGTCAAAGGACTTGGCTGATGCTGTGTGTGGTGCTATCTACAATTCTGTGTCCTTGTCTAAGCGTGAACAGAATCAGATGATTGAGGTGCATGACTTCAAGAGTGCTCGTAAAAAGTGGAGAGAAGAAGAAGAATACGACCCTATATTCGATAATCCTGATCCAAGTAAGAAGACCGTTTGGGACTCTTACTTAGAGGGAATCGGAATGATGTAGTATAATATAATTGGAGGAAACAATGGATAAAGAGATGATTGAGTTCCTTAAGTCTATTGGGGCTATCGAAGAACTGCCTGGTGGAAACTACCGACTGTCAGAAGAGGCAGAGGAGTTTGTTCCTGAGGTTGTAAAGCATCACGAGTCAATGTTTAATAATGATGTTTTCTCATTATGGATCAATGATATGATTGATTTAATTTTTGATAACGATGGCGATCCTATGTTGGATATTACAGAAACCTCCCGAGATGAGGTTAGGCAGTATGAGTGCCTAACCCCACAGGAGATAAATACCCTAAGAATGATTATTCAGCAATATGATACAGCACTTGACAAAAACTAGAGTGTGCTGTATAATATACATATGAACGATGAACTAGATCCACCAGATGAAAATCATCAGCGTGTTACCGTTGCCATGGTAGAAGGTAAGGCTTACTGGGTTCACGATAACGCTATGTGGGAAACAGAGTTAGACGAAGATGGTGATCCAGATCGTGCCGCTGCTCGTCCCATAGACACGGAGGATATGTCGTTCCAACAAATCAAAATGCACATGGCTATCCTAGATAGCATCACACGAGAAAGCAATGAGTAATGAAGGTATTGGTACAGGGCACTAAGGATTTTACGGACTACCAAGTCCTCATGCGTGCTATGGGTGTTGCACTATCATCCATGAAGCCAGGGGACAAGGAGTTTCAGATCTATGCAGTAGGCCCACACAAGACGAATGACCTTGCGTTGTCTTTTGCTAACCTAACAGAAGACAATCTAAAGGGTAGGGGTATCAAGATTAAGTTTAATAAACTACCCGCAAAGTTAGCAGAAGATAAGATAGATAGGTTTGACTACATGGCTTACCTAGCACACCCAGACAATCGTCGTCTATCTGCCTTGACCAACAAAGCAGAAGAGAACGGCATTGCGTTAGGGATCTTTCGATACTGATGCTAAGTAAAAAGGATTTGAGTTTTCTTTCGGTGGCTCGTGCTTTCGCAACAGAGAGTGTCCAGCGTAAGAAGCATGGTGCCGTAGTGGTTCGTGGCGGTAGCGTCGTAGGTGTAGGTTACAACAAACATCGTAACAACCCTGCTTACCTACCAAAGGATGTTGTCCGTGAACACACCTCTTATCACGCAGAAGAGATAGCAATAAAGCAGGCAGGAGATAACACTAAGGGTGCTACTATCTACATCGCTAGGGTAAATAACCAAGGCGAAGATCGTATCTCCCGCCCCTGTCTGCCGTGCAGACTCCTAATACGGGAGGCACAAATCAAAAAAATCGTATACACAACAGAAGGAAGAATAAATTATGTTCATTGACAGTATAAACAAAATGGAAGAGATTGTAGAGAACCGCACTAATCTTAGTTGGGAATCCAACTTTGATATTATTGAGGATCTTGGCGAGAATGCTAACGCAATGCTCAAGAAGAACGCACGCTTCATCCAAGGTGCATGGCACAAGGTTAATGTTATTAAACTAACAGAGCGTGGTTGGAAAATCCCACAGCAATGGGTAAATAACTCTTGACTTTTTAAGTCAATGAAGGTATAGTATGAATATGAGTAAAAGCGACGAAGGCATCGTCAAAGCGTGTGGAGAAGTCGTCTATACTCGTCAGGCCGCTTGCGGCAGCCATTTGGGGTATGGGGTAATTGGCAGCCCAACTGATTCTGGTTCAGTTAGTCTAGGTTCGAATCCTGGTACCCCAGCGATACGAGGTGGGTGTAAAACGGGGCACAATAAGAAAATAAAAGAATACAAAACATATAAGGATGTAAGCAATGGATAAGTTAAGTTGGAAAGAAGACGGTAAGTGCGTAGACATGGAAGTGGATATCTTCTTTGAGAAGTACGAGAATGATATCGGTCTGCGTGCAGTCATTGATAGAATGTGTGCCCGTTGTCCTATTGCCCAAGAGTGTTTGCAATGGGGCATCTCACATGAAGAGTGGGGCGTTTGGGGCGGCATCTATCTAGAAGGCGGTAAGAAGTCAGAAGAGTTCAATGAACATAAAACAGAGATGGTATGGCAAGAACTTCTGTTACAATTGACTCACGACACAGGACAAGCATATGAATAAGACGGAAATGGCACAGATGATCTTTAGGAAGAACCAACCAGTACCTCATGGTTTTCCTGTAGAACTGTCAGAGGATGAGATCCTTGACCCAGCAACAGGTGATATGGTTACAATTCATTATCTCCTATTTCAGAATAGTCTGTACCAACGTCTATCAAAGAATAGGCAGAAGTTTGTGGATGTGGTTCGTTGGCTCAAGGCAACACATGATGAAATGAAGAGCATGGGTTTGCGTCCAGTCATTCAACCTATCTTTGATACTTATGATGGTCTAACACCAGACTCAGCAAAGTACAAAGTGCAACAAATCATCAGAAAAAGATAGTGTATAATGTAAACGGTTACGGGTGGAGATCCTACCCAATACCAACAAATCAATATCACCCAAAAGGAGATGAAGTACGAATGAAGTTTGTGAATAAATTCCGTAAGTCCCCACAGCAGAAGCAAATCAAGGCTCTCTATCGTGAATGGGATCGTCAACGTGAAGAGGCATCACCTTATGGTTCCTCACACTTAAACGAGATTGACGCTATTTTTAGCCGTAACCTACATAATCTCGAAAAAACAGAGTAAGGAATGGAATGCAATTAAGTTTTTATGGACGCTTCTACAAGCCCTCAACGGGGAGGGTATACGCAGAAGTCTATAAGACCATGGAGGACGACGGCCTCACGCTAGATGAAAGGGTGGGTGCCCGTCGTACCTTCACAATTTACGGGGCAAAGAAATGGATAGAAAAAACTATTCTTAATAACAAAACGCACGAGTTAGAGTGGACATATTTAAGTGAATGAGATAGCATGGTACTGGTCATGGATTCTAATGTCTATGAACCTGACCGCAATGATATTAGCAGGCCGCAAGTTGTGGCAAGCATGGTTAGTAGGTGTAGCCGCAGAAATCATGTGGGTTGCCTATGGATACTTTACTGAGCAATGGGGGTTCTCATTCTTTGGCTTTATCTTTGCGGCGGTATATTTAAGAAACGCATACCGTTGGCGTAAGCAAGACAAGGAGCATGAAGGAAGCGTCGTGGTATAATGAAGCCATGGGTTTCGATCCTCAAGACAAGTTCATTCTCTATCCTTTTATTATCTTTATTGTTTGTCTTTTTGTCTTGGGTGTTGTACCCCGTCTTTATTCCTAAACAATATATAAATAAGAAAAAGACTTGACAAGTGTCGGGGGTATTTGGTATAATAGAGTCATAACATAGTGGCGTGTAACTCAACGGCAGAGTGTTCGACTGTTAATCGAAATGTTGTAGGTTCGAATCCTACCACGCCAGCGGTAAGTAGAAGGAGGCATCTGGTCGGATGCGTAATACATAAAATATAAATAAGGTTTGGCCTTGTAGTTCATCGGTTAGAACGCTTCCCTGTCACGGAAGAGGTAGTGGGTTCGATTCCCATCAAGGTCGCTATTGACAAACAACAACAGAAACGGTATAATAGAGACATGACAGACAAACTAAATGCCAGAGGCATCCCAACAAATGAGTGCCCATCCTGTGCTAACAGGTTGTTCACAGTCCAAGTTAGTTTTGACGAAGATTATAATATTGGTCAGTATTTACTAGACGCAGAGTGTGCTATGTGCGGTACGTTAGTCACAGCACCAACAGCAATCGACCATCCAGAATACAGCCCAACAGACGTAAGGTGGCTATAATGATAAAGACCCCGTTGTACATGACGATAGAAGAGTTTAGTGAAGTGCTTCTCAACAATGTCTACGCTACTAATGCGTTTGACCCCAATGAGAAGTATCACCCCTCAGACCTGGCGACAACCTTTGTGTTGTCTGCTGAGATCACGGCGGCAACAATGGATCAAGTAATAGCAAACACCAAGGGTAAGTTTAATGAAACGAAATAAAGAGCAAGAGTCTGCCCTACCGACACCAGATAGACAACTCAAATCCCGTTCGGGATGGTGTTCTGATAGCGATCATAGTGGCTGTAGGCGTTTCTTCTCTTTTGGAATCTGCGGTTGCGACTGTGACCACCCAAATGCAAAGGTTTGGAAAAAGTGAGCAGAGATCCCTTCAAGAAGTTGTGGAACAACTGTGCTTCCAATGCTGTGTACAAGGATGAGAACGGAGAGTACACTAAGATAAACTCATCTACAAACAGGCGGCGTATGGAAGGAAAGGGATCATCAGTTGCAGGGCCAGCAGGAGAAAAACAAAAGCAATGGAAGCCATCTAAGTTAGTTGTTTCTTCTGATGACTTGCGAAGAAAGTTTGAGGATCAAGATGGTAAGTGTCATTGGTTCGGAATAGATCTTGATTTAGATCTTTTGTACAAGAATCATCCTGACTGGCTACCCAAGCATCCCCTTTGCCCATCGGTAGATAAGTTAGATGACGGTGGCGATTACACATATGATAATATAGTAATTACTTGTAGGTTTGCTAACTTTGGAAGAAACATTTATCCAGCAGATAGGATGCCTGCACTTATTGATTTACTAAGGAGTGGGAATGACAACGCTTGATTACAAATACTTGTGCATGGGATGCAAAGATAATGTAGTTGTTCTACATCATTCTCAATACTTTCGCACAGTTTATTGTGACAATTGCCTTGACAAACCAGACATGCTATTTGACAAGGAGGTCGTATGATAGACAAAATTCTTTATGGTGATGCTAGAGAAACACTTAAGAAGTTTGCCTCTTCTGATGCCAAGGCCCAGATGTGTATTACCTCACCACCCTATTATGGCCTACGAGATTATGGAAATGAAGATAGTCAAATAGGTTTGGAAGAATCACCAGAGGAGTTTATTGCAGAGTTGGTCAAGGTGTTTGCAGAGGTTCGCAATTGCCTAGCAGACGACGGCACTTTGTGGGTGAACATTGGTGACAGTTACTATAACTATCGTGGTGGCAAGGGTCAAGCACTACCCAAGCAAAGTGTGGCATCTGGTATGCAGGATCTTCCGCAAGTAAAAAACCCACGACGAGGAAACAAACTTGAGGGATACAAGGAGAAAGATCTTATCGGTATACCTTGGATGCTTGCCTTTGCCCTGCGTGCTGACGGATGGTACTTGCGACAAGATATCATTTGGTCAAAGCCTAACCCGATGCCAGAGAGTGTCAAAGATAGAACTACAAAGTCTCACGAATACCTTTTCTTGCTGTCAAAGAATCAAAACTATTACTTTGATGTGGAGGCTATCAAAGAACCAACGGTAGAAGGAACACAAATGAAACGAAAGAAGAGTGTCTGGAATGTACAGACCAAACCGTATAAGGGTGCTCATTGTGCGGTGTTTCCTTCCGAACTTATTACCCCTGCCATTCTTGCAGGAAGCAAAACAAATGATATTGTTTTAGATCCTTTTATGGGTAGTGGAACTACAGCATCAGTAGCAAAAGAATTGAATAGAAATTATTGGGGCTGTGAGTTGCACAAAAATTACAAAGATTTGATCGATAAAAGACTTGACAAAACAGCACGACATGCGGTATAATAGACACAACTACTATAGATAGGATTTGACATGCAGGTCTTTGTCCCCTTTCAGGACACCACCCTCATCGCAAAGTCGCTAGACAACAAGCGACTCAACAAGCAACTGCTAGAGGGTAGGCAACTACTCAACATCAATGCATCAGGACGCACTAAGGGAGCCTGGGTTAATCATCCTGCCGCTAAGATGGTGCGTGGCTACGAGGGTTGGTTCTTTGACTACCTAAATGAAATTAAGAAGGAATGCACCAAGCGTAAGATCGAAACCACTAACAATTGGAATGCTATCAAGGACATTCGCAAGAATGCTAATGAGTGGAGCGACGGCTTTGAGCCTATGTGGTGGGGCGATACCCGTGTCCATGACTCGCACAAGGCTAACCTGTACCGCAAAGATCCCATTCACTACTTTGACTTTCGTGATGTTAAGAACAGCCCTTGCTGTGCTCGTTGCCTGTACTACTGGCCTGTTGATAGTCATGCTCAGGAATACAACGAGAAGTTCTACCTACAGAAGTTAAACATGAATACTAAGGTGGCATCTTGAAAGTAGATAGGATTGCTATTGTTGGGGGTGGTTCGGCAGGTTGGATGACTGCCGCTATCCTTAGCAAGTCATTTCCTGAGAAAGAAATAACACTAATCGAATCTCCTGATATTCCTATCATTGGCGTGGGCGAGAGCACCACAGCGGGTATCCAAAGGTTTATGAAGTACCTTGATATCAAAGATGATGAGTTTATGCCCATGACTAATGCTACCTACAAAGCCAGCATTAAGTTTACTGACTTCAACACCAAGGAAAATTTCCACTACCCATTTGGCTATGCAGAGAAAACCACGGGCAATGAGTTATTTGATTGGGGTCTAGTCAAGCAACAGTTTGATCTACCTGTTACTGACTATGTTGATACGCACTTCCCCATGTCTGCTTTGTTTAATCAAAATAAGATGAACATGAACTTCTTGGGTGTGGAGAGGTTCCCTTGGATGGCCTATCACTTTGATGCCATTAAGTTTGGGTTGTACTTGAGAGACTACAAGTGTAAAGGTGTTGAGCACATACAGTCAGAGGTAGTGGGTATCGCACAGGATGAGAGTGGGATCGCATCACTAACCCTAGACAATGGGCAGGTAATAACTGCTGACCTATTTGTAGATTGCACAGGCTTCAAGAGTATGCTACTTGGTGAGACACTAGAAGAAGAATTTAAGTCTTATGCTGATGTGCTTCCCAACAACAAAGCGTGGGCGGTACAGATACCATACAAGGATAAGCGAAGTGAGATGAGGCCATACACTAACTGTACAGCGTTGGGTAATGGTTGGGCTTGGCACATCGGGGTATGGGATCGTCTTGGTAACGGGTATGTGTTCTCCGATAAGTATGTATCTGATGAGGATGCTCTAGAAGAGTTTAAACTATATCTTATGTCGGATAGAATGTCTATCCCTAGGTCTAGGGAGGAGGTAGACTCCTACAACTATCGCTTGGTACCATTCAAGGTGGGGGTATACAATAGGACTTGGGTAAAGAATGTGGTGGGTATTGGACTATCCGCTGCATTCCTAGAGCCACTAGAAAGTAATGGCCTACAATTCGTCCATGAATCTTTATTCTATCTTATTGATACGCTAGATCGGGGTAACGTAAATAGAATAGATAAGGATATGTACAACGAAAGAACGTATCAATACTTTAATGGGTTTGCTAACTTCATCGCCTTGCACTATGCTGTATCAGATAGGCGAGACACTAAGTATTGGCAAGACATACAGGAAAGAGAGTATGAATTTCATCCAGAGATAGCGACAGGATTGCTGGAAACCTACACCTTTTCAGACATTGACGCTGGCCCTGTTTTCATTCTACTAGGAAACGGATACAATTTTGCGGGTACTGTAGCATCAAAGATACAGAAAGATTTTTATGATAACAAAGATCATACTAGTTTGTATGGATCGCTACAGATGCGTAAGTTGCTTTGGGAGAATGAAGCAAAGAAATGTCTGCTACACTATGATTACCTAGAGAAAAATATATACGGATTGGATTATTATGCCTGAGTTGACATACCATTGCATCAAGGATGGGCTTGTAGACGTAGAAGAGTTTAGACCTGTCAAACTTATTGACGAGATCCCTAAGTGGTTTAAGGATATGCCCATGGAGGCCATGAATGGGATTGTTCCTACAGCACGGAGATGCCCATCGTTTCTTGATCTATTTAAGTCTGCATATGTTATGAAGGCTTGGGAGGATATGGAGTTCTTCTTCTTTCCTCAGGAGAAACGATGGGAATATTCAGGGGCAACCTCTGAATTTAATATATCACAGGAACACGACAACCCACAACTTCTAGATCACATACCTTACAAGGGTTACGAGCGTATCATCAAGCCAGCCTCGCCATGGATGCTAGAAACACCCAAGGGATACAGCGTATATCAGTTGGCATACCCGTTTGATTTCCAGCAGGACTTTGATGTGTGGCCTGGTATTACTCACACAGATTTCTATCACGAGACTAACGTGCAGTTGTTTGTTCGCAAGAAGGGTGATGAGCCATTTAGTTTTAAGATTAGGCGTGGGCAGCCACTTTGCTTGCACGTTCCCTTCCGCAGGGAAGAGGAGCCATGGACTGCTAAATTCACCAACGATGGTGAACGGTACATGAAAAAGTCTTTTATGATTTCTCTTACTAAATTTAAGAACGGCTATAGAAGCCTAACAAAAGGATGGATAAAGTGAAGATAGATGTATTAGATCATGGATATGTAAGACTAGTAAATAGCATGGGCACAGAGGTAGACATTGCTAATGCTGCCCGTGTGTCTTACGACAAAGAAGTGTATGATATTCAAGACAGCGACAAGAGACTGATTAACTTTCTTATCTCTCACCGCCACGACAGCACGCTACGACATAACGTAATGTCATTTGAGGTTTATGCCCCTCTTATGGTTGCTCGTCAATGGTGGAAGCACCATGTAGGTTCTACGCACGTTGAGGATCAGAATGGCTGGAACGAATCTTCTCGTCGTTATATCACAGAAGATCCTGTGTTTTACATCCCAGAGTTTGACGAGTGGCGAGAGAAGGCGGCAAGCAACAAGCAAGGAAGTGGTGGCCCTGTAAGCAAAGACACAGGTGTTATTGCAACCAAACTGTTGCAGGCACACGCACAGAAGAGCCTTGAGTTGTATGATGATGCTATGGCACGAGGCATCTCACCAGAGCAAGCACGGATGTTTTTGCCTGCTTACTCCATGTATGTGCGGTGGCGTTGGACTGCTTCCCTAAATGCTATTTTAAGTTTCTTGGATCTACGACAGGGAGAAACGGCACAGAATGAAATCACAGAGTACGCCAACACAGTAGCAATCTTTGTAGAAGGACAATACCCCATCACAATGGAGGCATGGAATGCAAGTAGATAACATAGTTATCGTCGGCGGCGGTAGTGCGGGATGGATGACGGCAGCAACGCTACGCAAGGCGTTCCCTAAGAAGAACATAGTCTTGGTAGAGTCTGCCAACATTCCAATTGTGGGTGTGGGTGAGAGTACGCTGGGGCAGATCAATAGGTGGATGCAGTTCATAGGCGTTGATGACGATCAGTTTATGCCTGAGACAAATGCCTCATACAAGATGAGTATCAAGTTCACAGACTTTGCAAAGGAAGGCGTTGCGTTCCACTACCCCTTCGGCACTAGCATGGGTGGATCTATTGACCCCTTTAGAGACTGGCATGAGGTCAGGTCGCACTACCCAGAGATGCCCGTAACAGACTATGTTGATACCTTTTGGCCTAACTCTGCGTTGTTCAATAGCAACAAATACACAGACAGTTTTAGTAATCTAAATCCAAATAATGATGTTGCGTATCATTTCGATGCTGCTGCCTTTGGCAAGTGGCTCAGGGAATACAAGTGCCCAGATGTTTTGCGGGTAGAGACAGATGTGGTGGGAGTAACAAAGCGTGAGGATGGTTCTGTAGTATGCCTGATTACACCAGAGGGAAACATCTACGGTGACTTATTTATTGATTGCACAGGGTTCAAGTCATTCCTACTAAGCAAGCAAATGGAAGAGCCTTTTGTTTCCTATGAAAATTTGCTACCAAACAACAGGGCATGGGCCTGTGCTTTGCCTTACGAGGATAAAGAAAAAGAACTAGAACCTTACACAAACTGCACCGCTATTGAAAATGGTTGGTGCTGGAACATCCCCTTGTGGTCACGCTTAGGAACGGGGTATGTTTATTCAGATAAGTTTGTAAGTGATGAAGAAGCACTAGAGCAATTCCAACAATACCTAATGTCAGATAAGATGGTTGTGCCTCGCACATGGGATCAGATAAAAGATCTTGAATACAGGCCCATCTCTATGCGTGTTGGCATACATGAGCGACCCTTTGTTAAGAATGTCGTTGCGATAGGTCTCGCCATGGGATTCCTTGAGCCTTTGGAATCAAACGGTTTGCTAACAACACACGAAAGTTTGTTCTGGTTGATTGATGTTTTGAATAGAGGGACTGTTACAGAGTTCGACAGATACCTATTTAATAACAAGGTTCGTCAGTTCTTTGATGAGTTTGCTAAGTTTTTGTTTATTCACTATGCAATGTCTGAAAGAAATGACACAGAGTATTGGCGATCTGTTCAAGAAAGACCAGCAGAGTTTCCTGGTTTCGTACAAGCATTTATGGATAACTACACGTTGCCCGAAACAACGGGGGTAGGGTTCATTGCTACAGGCATGGACTACAGGTTTGTTAACCCTTGGAGACAAGAGACAGAAGAGGGCTGGGCAAAGGACAATAAAGATTGGTATGATGGAATGAAGAGAAGGTGGAAGGAAGAGGCAGACAAAGCCCCAACCCTACACGACTGGTTAAAGGAGAACATTCATGTTAGATGATTTGAATGATGTTGAAGATCTAACCTCAGATATTGAGGTGTGCGTCATGCATATCCCTATGAGATGGAGCAAGCGTCTTCACCCACACTTCACCTGTTTGAATTGTCCAGAGGTGATCGCAAGACGGAATAAGAGGAAGCAAAACAGTTGTTGTAGCGGTAGAGACTCAACAAACTTCCACAGCAATAACAGAGCCCAATGGGAACAACACCTAAGAATACATTTAGCAAGACGAGAAGAAGTTCCTAAAGAAGCATGGGAGTTGGAGTTAGAATGAGCACGATGATTGAGTCAGGGGACTGGGACTTCAATGGGGACATTGAGAAGTTCTGGCGTGAGAGGTTTGCCAATCAAATAGAGCAGACGCTTATGCATCAGATTCCTGATTTCGATACGGAAACTGAATGGTTCAATAAGGGTATGAGACATGCCGCATGGGTTTTGCGGTATAGCAGAGATGATCTAGGATGGGAAAAATATGATTGAGGCAACAGAGATCTTCCCCGTATACGCAGTAGAGTTGGGGGACGTACTTAAAACTAAATACGGTAATGTTATCGTAGAGGATATTGACGACGACACCGATGACACCAGCACCATTATCACAGGCCAGAGCGAACTAGACATAGAGTGCAAGGTGATATACAAGAATGAAGGAAATGTAGAGTTAGTTTTTATGATGGAAGAAGAAGTAGAGTAAGGTATATAGTTGACAAAAGAAGGGCATTCAGGTATAATAGACACATGGCAAAGATTGAAGAGGGACTAGTGGGACATTGTAAACGCTGTGAGCAAGGCGAACACGGCATTGAAAGTAAGTATCGTGCAGGACATTGTTCCTGCTGTGGAACTGAGGTGGAATATGCGTGATGCAGTCATATTCGATATCGACGGAACTTTGGCTGATGTTAACGAGTTTCTTCATCATCTTGTTCACCGTCCTGATAGCCCTAGGGATTGGGAGGGGTTTCATAGAGCGGTTGGAAAGGCTAAAGTAAAGTTAGATGTTTTTTACATGCTTAAACTCTACAATGTTCGTAACATTACTGTTATTCTTTTAACTTCCCGCAATGAAGAGTGGCGTGCAGAAACCGCAAAGTGGCTCAAGAAGAAGCACATTCCTTATGATGTGTTGATGATGCGTAGTAAGGGTGATGATCGCTCTGCCCCAGAATTTAAGGAAGATAGGTTTAAGAAGATCATGCAGGAATTCAACATCGTACAGGTGTTTGATGACCACCCTGGTGTTTGCGGGGTAGCCGAAGAACTAGGCATCCCCGTAACAAAGGTTCCTGGATATGAAGAAGCAAGTCTAATGATGGAAGAGTTGGTGAAGGCATAATGTGGAAGTGGAAGTATCGGCTACAGACAGTAGGCATCATCGCTGTGTGGGCATCAATACTTATCGGCATTGTTTGGA